CAGACTCTAAACACGGTACCCCTTCACCGGTGTGGCGCAGAGGCAGCGCGCGGGGCTCATAACTCCGAGGTCACTCGATCGAAACGAGTCGCCGGTATTCTACACTTCAGTGGCTTTGCAGAAGCCACTAGTCTTCTCCGGCAGACTCTAAACACGGTACCCCTTCACCGGTGTGGCGCAGAGGCAGCGCGCGGGGCTCATAACTCCGAGGTCACTCGATCGAAACGAGTCGCCGGTATTCTACACTTCACCCCTTTACAGAAGCGGGTCGTCATAGCTTAAGTGACGCAAAACAGCAATGCTTACCCCCCCTTAGCTCATCGGAAGAGCGCCAGGCTCATAACTTGGAGGTAACAGGATCAACACTTGTAGGGGGTATTGCTACAATTCGGTGGCTTTGCAGAAGCCACTAGTCTTCTCTGGCAGACTCTAAACACGGTAACGGTTTACCGATGTGGCGCAGAGGCAGCGCGCAGGGCTGATAACCCTGAGGTCACTGGATCAAAACCAGTCGTCGGTATTCTTCACTTCGGTGGCTTTGCAGAAGCCGCTAGTCTTCTCCGGCAGACTCTAAACACGGTAACAGTTTACCGGTGTGGCGCAGAGGCTAGCGCGCAGGGCTCATAACCCTGAGGTCGTATGTTCGAATCATACCGCCGGTATTCTACACTTCGGTGGCTTTGCAGAAGCCGCTAGTCTTCTCCGGCAGACTCTAAACACGGTAATGTAATACCGGCGTGGCGCAGAGGAAGCGCGCAGGGCTCATAACTCTGAGGACGTAGGATCGAAACCTACCGCCGGTATCAGTACACTTCGCCCCTTTACAGAAGCGGGCAAAACATTTCATCGGTATGGTGCAAAGGCTAGCACGCGGTTCACCTTGGGTTCCGAAATACAGGATCAATACCTGTTGCCGGTATTTTGATTTGGTCCATTTGCAGACGTCTGGCTCAATGACGCAAAAGAGAGTGGGTATGGACCCGGTGGTTAGCACTCATTGCATCCATTCATTCGGAACGTGATCACATTCAGTTGTGTTCATGGCAGAGGCAACCATGTTGAACGGGACATCTGCAGGCGAGAGAGGGGCTTGTAGAACACATATAATCAGGTGAATACCGTTTCGCTTTAACACTCACACAATCCACATCACATTGCATGCGCATGCACAAATGCACAATTAACGAATAATATAAGGAAAGGAGTCTGATATTAGAATGAAGAAAAGATATGAAAGTTAAAATGCATCCACATCCACACTCGCACAATTACACTAACACATTCAATTACTCACACCTTTGTCACAGGTAGGAGGACTTTTTTTGGTAAATTTTATTATTCATAATTTTGATAATAATAAAATGTCACACAGTGTTTAGGAGGATTGGATTGCGTTATACTGTAAAACCCCGAATATATGCAATACATAAAGATCAATAAATAAATATAAGAAATGAGCGACACCACCAGCATTGATGATTTGCCCACAGCATCCGGTCAAAACTCCAGCACCCAGAATCAAAATGTTGTGATTCAAAAAACGGAACCTGGATCCATGTCCTATTCGCCAAACATGCCGGATTTAGGGCCTTCAAATCACCAACAACAACAACAACAACAACAACAACAACAACAACAACAACAACAACAGAACCAAGGTCCGCCACTCAATCCCAACCAGCAGCCCAATCAAAAACTCATGAACGAACTGGTGAGCGGGGTGCAGCGAGCCAGCATGACGGGCATGACCGCTCTTCCGTCACGCGACATTCCACGCGACACAGGTGGCATGATGCAGGATGCGCAAGTGCAGCCCACTTATGTCCCGCAACCGCAGCGGCATGTGGACTATATTCAAGACCACGAAACGAGTTCCACGCTGGAGCACGTCATGCATCAAAACACGCGCGGGTCCAATCGCGTGGACACTTTGGAATCTTTTTACGAGGAAATTCAATCGCCACTCATGCTGGCCATTCTGTATTTCGCGTTTCAACTGCCGGCAGTCAAACGATACATGTTCCGATATCTGCCATCGGCCCTGTTTAATGCGGACGGAAACGCGAACCTGACCGGGCTGATTGTCACGAGCGCCATGTTCGGCCTCTCGTTTTACACCATGCAAAAGAGCATGACCCAGTTGCTGGAATCTTACTAATTCCATTCAAAATATTTTTATATTTGTTGTTTGTATAACCAAATATTTATATAAACATGGTCGCAAAGCATCGGGTTAAGCGCGTTAGGCGCACCAGAAAGCAAACAAAACAGGTGCGTCGTGGTCGCAAAACATGCACCCGACATAATCGGAGAACTGGCGGGGCTCTCCACAACCCCTATCTTGATGATGATATTGACACAACCCCACCACCACTAAAAAAAACACTAACTCTAGCACAGACCCAATCCATGCTGGAAGGAGCCGAACAACAACTAAGTGGTCTCAACCGAACTGATGATCATTATGAGCAGGACTTTAAGTTTTGGACTACGCAGATTGCAGAGCTAAAAGATGAAATTGCAACATTGAAACAAAATGCGTCCTGAAATTTCGTATAATTCAATGCATTATATTCTATCATTTGTTATAGTTAATAATTTTAAAACATAAAACAAATGATACAGCAGCTTTTAGCAAAACTGCAAACCCAACAACAACAACAACAACAAGAAGAAGAAGAAGAAGAAGAGGTCACAGAATCTTCAATGAAATCAAATGCAAATGTGTCAACTGCAAATCCAACGCATTTGGACACGCCGTTCAAGTTGCCCATGGAGTATTTGCCAACTGATCAGTTGTGTTCCATTGACAAGAGCGTGCTCTCCGATTTGGAACTCATTGAATGCACCAAGCAAATAAACGATGGCACAACTACCACTATTGCAGAGTCAGATGCCAAGTCCATGTATGCTCACGTGTTTCAGCCGCAGTCCGCATTTGCTAAGCGCTACCTGGGTATGTGGGCCAAGCAGTTCACCACCAGCGTGCCGCATTTGCAGGACACGCAGCGCTTCATTGCCGCCATTTCCACCCAGAACCAATCACATGATTCGGATTATGATCACATTGAGACCATTTGGACCCGCATTAAGACTGACGCCGCATTCCGCGACAAATTCAACTACATTGACTACGCACCGCTGGACATGCTGAACCGCTCGCCCACGTTCCTGCAGTGCTACAGCATGTACAACCTCTTCTCGCCCTTATTATCCTTTTTAATGCCCGTCATCATGCTCATCGTGCCGTTTTTCCTTTTGAAGCTACAGGGCGTACCCATCACGCTGCCCACATATTTCGGCATCATAAAAATGATGCTCTCGCAGCACGCCATCGGCAAACTCCTGTTTGACATGAGCTCCGTCAGTTGGGACAAGCGCATTTATATCCTGGTGTCCGTCGTGTTCTACGTCGTGCAAATGTATCAAAACGTGGTGTCCTGCCACCGCTTTTACCGCAACACGTTCCTCGTGCACGAGGACCTGGCCGCCATTCGCGCATATGCCGATGAAACGATTCATAAAATGCGCGCATTTGCGGGACATGCACGTGTTGCTGGCGGCACATTTGGTCCCTTTGTGTCGGATCTAGATTGCAATCGGGAGCAGCTGGAGCGCATGGTGGCGGCTTTAGACCGCATTGACGCGCCGGCGCTGACGGCGAAGAAGTGCCTGCAAATTGGCTACGTCATGCAGCAGTACTATGCGGTGTTTTCGGATGCGGGCATTGCGGCGTGCATGCAGTACAGTTTCGGTTTCAACGCGTATGCGGAACACATGGCGCATTTCGGCGCACTGATTCAAACCAAGCGTGTTGCGGCGTGTGAGTTTGTTTCCAAATCCAAAGCCGAAGACGACAAAATGAAGAAGGACATCAAAAAGAAGGACAAAAAGAAGAAGAAGAAAGTAGAAGATGCGGCACAAAATAGTCATAGTGTAATTGTGAATGGCTATTACGTTGCAACTGCACTGAACGATGAATCCAATGCATTGGGTCCTGTGAAGAACACGGTGTCGCTGGACAAGCGGCTGGTCATCACGGGGCCGAACGCGTCCGGGAAAACCACCATTCTGAAAATGACGATGCTGAACATTCTGTTTTCGCAGCAATTGGGACACGGATTCTACGAGGCAGGCACGCGCATCTGCCCCTATGATCAGTTGCACAGCTACCTGAATATCCCCGACACATCAGGGCGGGACAGTTTGTTCCAGGCGGAGTCCCGGAGGTGCAAGGAGATTCTGGACAAACTGACCGGGGGGGTTCAAAGGCACTTCTGCATTTTTGACGAACTGTATTCGGGCACAAATCCATACGAAGCCATTGCCAGCGCTTACGGCTACATCACGCACCTCACAAAGCTAGACAATGTGGACTTCATGCTCACCACGCACTACATTCAGTTATGCAAGCTCTTTGAAACAGAAAAACCAAATTCAGAATCAGATAAAAGAGAGAAAATCAGCAATAATTCGCACACAAATTCAACAAATGAAAATAAAATACAGAATTTGCACATGGAAGTGGCTGATCGCGGCAATTATGATTTCAAATACTTATACACGCTGCGCCCGGGAATTTCGGCCATCAAAGGGGGCATTAAGGTGCTGTATGACCTGCAGTATCCCGCATCCATTGTTGAAACCACGCGCCGCATTTTGAGTGCGCTTTGAAACGAAGTGTTAAAATAATGTAATAAAAATGAATAATTGTGCCTGTTTGTTGTTTTTTTATCATTTACACGAATGATATCATGTCGGCTGCAGAATTGGGTTTTGTTTGGCCTGCATTTTTTGCCATGAGTTGCTGCGTGAGATAATCAATGGTCAGGCTCTTGTTCATCAAATCCACTTCCATTCTGCCGAGCATTATTTTTTGAGACTGGATTAAATCTCTCAGTTTTTTGTTTTCAATGTAGAAGTTTGCTTTGTTCGCATTCAAATCTTGCAACCATTTCTCATGGGTTTTGGTTTTGATGTGTGATGCAAACATGGCCGCCGATGTGTAAACCTTGTCCTTGCGTGTTCCACATGAACATCTCAGACCATTGGCCAATGCAGCAGTGTTAAATGATGGAACCTTATCGGCGTAACTTCCATGGTGATCAATGTTGGGAGAATATGTGTCGGGTTCAGTTGCCAATTCCATGATGAAAATGTTGATATCATGGACAATCATGAGGCAAATAGTCGTTCAATTTTTTGAAAAAATGGAGAATCCATTCTTGCGTTCGTTCAGCCATATTTATTTATTATTTGAATGTAAGACATATTAAATATTAAATTAAATAATAATTCATAATATTTTTACAATGACTGATTCTGGTTTTGGTTCTTCTTCATTTTCGGTTGCAACCACTGTATTTGTGAGTTTAGCAATATGCGCTGTCATTTCATATGGCGTGTTTTATTATTTCAAACAGCGTCTTTCGGTAATTGAGCAATCGCAAATGGAACAGGCGCGTGTCATGCAAGCATTCATTGCGCGCAGCATCATGCACCAACACGGCAATCCAATGAATCAGATGAATCATATGAATCAGATGAATCAGATGAATCAGATGAATCATGTGCAAGAGCATCCCGTGCACAAAGAAGTCAACATCACGGAGAGCGGGCTGATTGAAGTGAGTTCCGATTCCGAATCCGAATCCGACGATTCCGAATCCGAGTCCACCACATCTGAATCATCATCGGATTATGACAATGAATCCGGTTCCGAATCCGAATCCGAAACCACCAAGCACATTCAAATTCAATTGTCGTCATTGTCGTCAGATGATGCGGTCGTTGCCGACGTGATTGCCGACATAGTTGCTGATGCGGGTTCTTCAGACAAAAAAATAATATCGCTGAACAAAACTGCGCTGGGCAACACTGATGCCGAGAGTGAAAGCGAGAGCGACAGTGGCGATGAACATTCGTGCGATCACGAAGATCTTCAAGACACATCATTTGAATTGAAAATTGGATACAAGAACAAGGACGCCAAGGACGCCAAGGACGCCAAGGATTCAAAAATTCATTTGAATTATGGAAACATGTCGGTGCCTGCTCTGCGCCAGTTGGCAAAAGAGCGCGGATTGGGTGGCGAGGATGCCGATCTGCACAAACTGAAAAAGAAGGACCTCATGCAGCTTCTGCAGTAATAATTGATAACCATTTAAAAGAATGAACGTACACATTTGTATACATCATTTTGTCAATTTCTCTCGTTTGAATGAAACTCATTCTAGAATACGTGTGGACCGATGCATCTGGTGGTCTGCGAAGTAAAACCCGAGTCGTGAAACTGGAGGAAAGCGTGTCGTGCATCTTAACCGACCCTGGTCGCTGGGAGTGGTCATTTGACGGTTCATCCACAGGGCAAGCCACCGGAACTGATAGCGATGTCATCATTCGCCCCGTCGCCATTTATTTGAACCCATTTTACAAGGGCATGATCTCGGCAATGGTGCAATCATGGCTGGTGCTCTGCGACTGTTACAACAAGGACGGCACGCCTCACACCACAAATGCTCGCATCCGATGCGCGCAAACTGAGACCGCCTGTGCGCCCGAAGAACCGCTGTTCGGCATTGAGCAAGAATACATACTGTTTGATAGCGCAAAGGAAGTTCCGTATCAGTGGGCCAGTCCAAGCTCCCCCGGGTGCGGAGGGCAGGGACCGTATTATTGCAGTGTAGGCGGCGACCGCTGCTTCGGACGGAAAATCGCAGACCAGCACCTGCAGGCGTGCATTTATGCCGGCATTGAAATATGCGGCACCAATGCGGAAGTGACTGCATCACAGTGGGAGTTCCAAGTTGGCCCTTTGACCGCACTCCAAGTGTCGGACCAGCTGTGGATGGCGCGCTACATTCTGCACCGCATCACCGAAGAGCACGGATGCTGCGCCACGTTTCACCCCAAACCGATGCGCACCTGGAACGGGTCGGGCGGACACACCAACTTCAGCACCGCTGCAATGCGGTCTTCTGAAACATCCGAACCCGGTTCAGCGATGGCGGCACTTGTTGCTGCGTGCAACCAATTACAGGCCAATCACGCAACCCACATGGCAGTTTATGGTAATTTTAACGAGGAGCGCATGACGGGACTACACGAAACCAGTTCCATGCACGAGTGCACCTGGGGCATCAGCGACCGGGGGCGCAGCATCCGCATCCCCCGACACGTTGCAAATCAGGGGCACGGATATTTAGAAGACCGGCGCCCCGCAGCCAACCTGGACCCGTACCTGGTGACCGAACGCATCATGCGCACATGTTGTTTAGATGCTCCAACTCCAAACCCGACCACAAACCAATGACACGCGAAATAAACAAACAAATGATTAAAATATAATATAATTATTATGCAAGCATTATATTATAGATATCAACCAATAAATTCACACAATGAGTTGGGGAACGTGCTACGCTGGATCCAACAACATCCATTTCAACTACCCGCCAATCATGGCGGACGGTCGCAATTATGCCGACTGGCAGCCCGGCGCCGTCGTCAATGAGCGCATTAAGGAGCAGGCTGGCATAAAGTCCAATTCGCAGTATCGCCAGTATTTGACGCACAATGCCACGCAAATCATGCAGGCCAATCAAGTGGAAGCGTGCAATCAGTGCGGCAGTTGCGTGTACAACACGAGCAACCCGCTTCAACCGCAGCCCAATGTGCCTTATGTTTTCAACAGCGTGCTTGACAACAGCCAGCCTTTCGGCTACGAAAACAGTGACCTGAAGAATTACTACCTGTCACGCCAACAGCTGCAGGCACGCATGATTGCGCCGGTCATCACTCAAAACGAGCTTCTGATGCGCGGATACCCTAATCCCAACTAAATTGAACCAGGTCCAACCCAATGTCAGATTATTTTTTTGCTGTTTTATTTCGTCGTCCGTATTTACAATGCTGACGTTGTGAGAATCCACGAGGCGCACTGCAATTAATTCCTCGTTTGTATTTCATGGACCATTTGCCGCCTTTGGGTTTTGATCGCATTTTTGTTGCTGTGCTGTGGATGTTGTGGGGTTATGAATTATTCATATATTTTATTTTAAAAAATAAAAATATAAACACATGAACCCATTGAATAAAAGGGTAAAATATAAAAATGAAAATGAAGATTTTAAGCATTGATGTGGGCATGAAGAATCTGGCGTACTGTTTGTTTGAACATGATCCGAATGCTGATACAGCGAATGCTGTAAAAGATCCTGAGGCCATCATGCAACTAATCAACATTGTGGCCTGGGACACCGTCAATTTGTGTGATGGGACAGGTGTGGATTCAGTGTCCGAAAAACCGGCTGCGCCATTGTGTTCAAACGCCGGCTGCAAATTCGCGGCCAAATTCATGCATTCCGCAGCAGATGCGACAATGATTAACACTCGTTACTGCACCAGGCACGCGAATGCTTCGGGATACAAGATGCCATTGGCCATTTCAATAAAATCCCTTAAAAAAATGACATTGGATGAATTAAAGGTGTTTTCTAGCGAATATCTCTCTTCTTCCATTCCTGAAAAGTGTGAAAAGAGCAAGATGAAGCTGTTGTTGCATTTGAATGCATCCATTGCCGCCGAGTATCTGGTTGCTGTGACCACAAAGCCAAAAGTGATTTCCGCGGCATCGGTGGATTTGATCACCATCGGCCGGAACATGCACCAGCGGTTTGATGCGCTGCCGCATCTGGCGTCGGGCATTGACGTCGTCATCATTGAGAACCAGCTGAGCACGCTGGCCACCCGCATGAAAACGCTGCAGGGCATGATCACCCAGTATTTCATCATGCGTGGGGTTCCCGATATTCGGTTCATATCGGCAATAAATAAGTTGAAGCTGTTTGACCAAAAAAAAGAGGGAGAAGAAGGCGATAAAGCCGATAAAGGCGAAGACTGTTATGCCGACCGAAAAAAACGCAGCATAGAAATCACGCGGGAATTGATTACACCAACATTGATGTCAATGAAGTTTGAGAAACACAAAAAGAAGGATGATCTGGCCGATTGCTTTTTGCAGGGCATGTGGTGGTTGTGCAAGGGACGTTAAACCCTGGCATTTCAATGAGGAACGTCTCATGTTGGTTGCAAGGCGCAGGCACGTCACTTATTGTATTGCGTATGATTTAAACTTAAAAGATATAAATTAAACATAAGAATAGACATTAATCATTGCATTGGGTTGTAGAATGGAAGAAGTCATTGACATTTCAAATTTGTCCAGCGATTCGCGAAAGTCCACCAATTTTGGCGGCGGTCTTGAATTCCTCATGAATGATAAATTGAAAGGCGGGGGTGGAAATAAGAGTGGCGGCGGCGACATTGACATCGGCGATCTGAATGCATTGGAAGCCGAATTGAACGAATTAAGCGACATCACTGGGCCCTCATCTTCTTCAAGCAAGTCCCTGTTTTTCAGTGGCATTGGGGCCGGTGCTGGCGGTTCTCACAGCGTGTCATTCAGAGATGACCCGGCCGACGGTGGCGGTGGCATTGGTGGAAGTGGTGGCTTCAATTTAGGCAGTTCAACCGCATCTGCCGACGACGATAAAAAAACGTGGGACGGATTTGGAAAGTTTAACAACGTGCCACTCAACCCGGATGCCCCCGTGTCGGATGGGCAGCCGCAAATGACCAAGGAGGAGTTGCTGCGTGAGAAGTTCAAGTACCTGCGCAAGTTGGAGGATCTGGAGCAGAAGGGCATCACGCTCACCAAAAAATACTCAATGGAGTCGTCGCTCGCAGAAATGAAGGGCGAATACGAGACGCATCTGGAGGAGCGCGAGCGGCGCAACAGCGTGAAATTCCAGGGCAAAATGCTCATGTCAGTAATCACCGGCATGGAGTATTTGAACAACAAGTTTGACCCATTTGACCTGAAGCTGGACGGCTGGAGCGAGCAGGTGAATGAGAACATTGATGACTACGACGACATTTTCTCGGAGCTGCACGACAAATACAAGTCCAAGGCCAAGATGGCACCGGAGCTCAAGCTGCTGTTTCAGCTGGGCGGAAGCGCCATCATGCTGCACATGACCAACACCATGTTCAAATCGGCCATGCCCGGCATGGACGACATCATGCGCCAGAATCCGGAACTCATGCAGCAGTTTACTGCGGCGGCTGTGAACTCCATGTCGCAAACCCGTCCCGGATTCGGCAACTTTATGGGCGATTTGATGGGTCCAGGGCCTCAAGGCCAGGGCCCTTCGCCACCCACACAATCAGCCCCTTCGCGCCAAGCACCCCCTTACATTCCTAACCAGCGCCCACCGCCGCCGCCGGTTCCGACCAGCGTGCGTGATCCTAACTCGGATGCGGGCACGCCGTTCCGTGCTGGAAACAACACCGCGCCGCCTCCGATGCCTTCCAATCGTCCGGATTTGAACGCAGCGCGCGGCGGCGGCAGCAGTAGCAATATGTCGGCTCCTCCTCAGGTCACCGTATCCAAGCGCCCCGACATGCGCGGCCCCACCGACATCTCCAATATTCTCTCGGGTTTGAAGACCAAAAACATACAGATGCAGCCATTGCAGCAACAACCGCAGCAACAATCGCAACAACAATCGCAGCAACAGCAACAATCGCAACAACAGCAACAGCCGCAGCAATCGCAAACACAGGTTGAAGACAAGACCAGCACCATCAGCATTTCGGATCTAAAGGAGCTGCAGAACGACAACCTGCCGCACAAGAGTAAGCGTCGCCAAAGGTCGGACAAAAACACGGTCAGTCTGGCACTGGATATTTAGAACAACACAAATATGAATTTATGACTCACAATTCGTAAGCATTCATGCATTTTTATAACAGAAACAATATAAATATATTTAGAATCATATATTTACATTTAGTAGATTTGCAATGACGACGGAAAAATTTGCAATGACGTGTGACAAGGATTCCGTATATTTAAGCAGAGACAAGGCCAATCACATGTTTTTGATTGAATTCCGAGCACACAATCCAAAAATACGTATTGACGCACTGCTCACGTTTGACATTTATAAGATGATGTATGAATTAAACAAGGACCTGTTTGACTCGTTCCATATTGAATATCCGGATCCCGCCGATCCGTCGCGCGCAGAGCTCCTGTTCATTTTTAAGAGTATGATGGGGCTGGGCGAGAGATACACGCACGTTCACACGCACATGCCGCATTTACTATATCAAAGTCGGTCGCAAATGCAACAAGCTGAGGTCATTCAAATCAGCAGCGTGAATGTGCCCAAGGGATACGACCCGTCGTTGTTGAAATATCTGATCCCTAAACGCGCCGAACAAATTGATTCGAATAATTCCAACATCACCGTTCATGTGCAGCCGGACGGACACACCATTCAATTCCATTATAAATTCAAACTGCAAATGTCCAAACCAGACGACCTGATTGCCATTCCACCATTCGTGGATAAAGCGATTGGCATCATGATGAAAACCATATTTGTGCGTATGAAACAATTCATTGAATGCCTGGGTTGAATATTTATTTGCGTTTATGAGAGAATGCTAAATACAACAGGCCCAGACCTAGTATGGACCCGATTATGATGGGTTGCATGTTGGAAGGATGTGTGCTTTTTTCAGTGCACGCAGCAAGTTTGCAAGTCATTTGATTGATTTATTTATTAATTTATGGTTTATATAAATTAATAATATTATTAAATTTAATTTGAATTATGATTGTATGTTGAATTTAATCCAAATTCTCTTGTGTGAAACGTTGCAATGTGACCGTTAAGGGGGCAGTGTTGGGAATATTGTCGTCATCGCCTGGCAAAATGGTTCTTAAATTGGTCAATCTTAATTTCATAAATGACACTGGAACATTTACCACCTGTGAAAAAGTTTGATTGACAAACGGTTGTTTTGTCACCAACCACATTTGCTTTTTTTTGATTGTGGGGCCAGCCGTTTCATCGGTGATCAATATTTTGTCGCCAGGTTTTAATGATGTCGTCAAATCAAGTTTTATGTTTTTCACAGATCCATTGGCCAGTTTTGCATTAACGTTCACGTAGAGCATGGTGCTTTCAGTTTGGATGGCTGCATTCCATCCGATGCGTGAATTCCAGCCCGGGGTTATGGTTTTCGGGGTATAATTGGCTTTAATGGTTTGCAAAGCGGTTCTCCAACCTGGAACCGGAGTTGCCTCGCCTGCAGCCCCATGCATCTCCACGTCATTGAATATTTCTGCAATTTTTTCTATGGAACCAATGGAATTGTATGGACGATCAATTGGTGGTAAAGGATTTCCAGCAGTGTATTGTGGATCGTTGTACATGGTCTGATTTGCGGGTGTGTTCAGTAGTGTTAATGTTTCATAATTGGTGGTCTTAAGTGTGGGATTTGTTGCAGAGTTAACGACATCAATCAATATGTCGGCAGAGCCAACACCAGCAAGAGCAGCAGTAAGAGCATGAATAAGAACCTGAGGAGCAGCAGCAGCATTAGCAGCAGCAGCAGCAGCAGCAGCAGCAGTAGCAGCAGCAGCAGCATCAACAGCAACAGAAGCAGTAAGAGCAGCATTAGCAGCATCAAATTCAGCAGTAGCTGGACCTAAATCATCATTAGCAGTTTGCAGTTCTTGCTGTTTTTGTAATTCTGCTGCTGTTGCTGCTGCTGCTGCTGTTGATGCTGCTGCTGCTGCAACTCTTGCTGCTCTTCGTGCTTCTGTTGCTGCATTTACTACTACTTCTGCTGCTGCTGCTGCTGTGTTTCTTGCTGCTCTTACTGCTTCTGTTGCTGTTGATGCTGCTGCTGCTGCTGCAACTCTTATTGCCCTTTTTGCTGCGGGTGTTGTTGCTGCTTCTACTGCTGCATCTCTTGCTCTTCTTGCTTCAGCTTTTGCTGCTGCTGCTAATGCTGCTGCTGCTACTGCTGCTTCTCCTCTTGTTGTTATTGCTTCTGTTCTTGCATCTGTTGCTGTAGTTTCTGCTGCTGCTGCATCTCTTGCTCTTGCTGCTTCTGTTGCTGTTGATGCTGCTGCTGCTGCTGCTGCTGCTGCTGCTTCTGCTAATGCTGTTCTTGCTGCTGTTACTGCGAATGTTGCGGTTTCTACTCTTCTTCTTGCTGTTGTTGTTGTGACCGAATCTACTGCCGGTGCTGCTGCTGCTTGTGCTGCTGATTGTGCTGCTGCTGCTACTTCTGCTGTTGTTCTTGCTACTATTGACACTAGTGACAATGCTGGCACATTTCCATCAAAATATGCGAAATAACTGTAGACTTGCTCGTCGGTGGTTGAACCCAGTCGGTTCAAAAGGTGCGTCATCGTGAAATTTTGCTCATGTGTTTTCATGTTTTTCATCATTTGTTCCCATATGATTTGGGCATTGGTTTTAAACATGTTTCCATCCAATGCGCACGAGAGACGTGCTTTGTCTATGCCCGTCATGTCCGCCACATTGCCGTCAAACAAGTAAAACATGAGTTGAACGACAAATAGAGGGAACCCGACGCAGGTGCCGGACTGCGGCAGAAGTCCCATAAGTTCTGCAAAATTGGGAGGGGTGGCAGTTGTTTCTGCCGTCGCAGTCAACTGCTGTGTCCTGGGATTGTTTCTCAGTTTGTAATAGAGGAGTTGGTCTGGCCACGAATAATTGTTGAACACCATGTTTTTGCCGGCGTATTTCATGATGTCATCCTTGTGAAACATATTTTCCAAAATGATGCCGATGTTTTTTTTTAATGTATCTATGTTGGGCTGTTTTGAAATCATGATGCCAGAATCAGCGACGGCAGAAGATATGGACACAGATTTCCGAATCGTGTTGTCCACAATTCGTTTCAACTGCGATTGCAATGGCAACTGCTTGACGCCATTTATTTCTCTCACTGCAATGTCCTTAAAATCCACGAATTTCCATTCTTTTGGATCCAGCAGTTTGGTGCACATGAACGGATTATGCAGCGCGCTGGAATTCGGGATGAATGCGCCCTCGGCCACCGCCGCCGTGAACTTGGCGTCCATGGACCACGACATCTTTACAGTCTCATTGTATGCATTGATCGCATCAAGTGCCATTTTAACAAGGTCTTGCTCGTCCTTCATTATCTGAATGTTGTCCGACCCCATTTTTGTCAATAGTGTGAGGATTTTTTTGGCCTGCGTATAAGCATACACCGCGTTTTCAAAGGTGGCACCCCTCCTGGGATCATTCGCAACAACATCGTAATTGATGAAAGGTCCATAATTTTCGGTGACATTATTATTAAGGGGACTTGGTGTTGCGAAACGAGGAGTTGCTGCTCCGACCCATCTTGATTCCTCTGCACCTGCTGCAACAGCAGCAGCATTTGTGTTGTTCAATAAATTGTGTAAAACCAGGACATGTTCGTCAAACGAACTCATGTATGCATTGCGCGGAAGTGAATTCGCATTGACCCTATCATTTCCTTGCCACCAACTAACATTTATGTTCCTTGGTTGGACTGTTCCATTCGCTCGTGCTGGCACATTATTGAAGGCATTATAGACAACATTGTCAGTTGCATAGTTTAAATAAGCAGTTTTCAATGCATCATGATTAGTAACCAATGTTTTTGGCGCTGCCGCATTCCAATCAGCCAAATTTTGCGAAATTTGAGTAATTTTGTCGCTGATGCCGCGATCATTGTATAACTGTGTAATTGGGTTAAGTGCAGCATTCAGACATTGAAGCAATGGCTGAGTGGGATCCGCGTTAGTGACTGCTTGATCCATCACCTCTTCAATGTTTTCTGGCCATTCGCCACAATTCCCAATGAATGCGCGCGGAGTGCTGCAATAATCCACAAAATGCAATAAGTCTGTGTTTTGTAATGTGTCCGGATATTTAAGCGTAAAAAAATCATCCACGGTTTGAATTTTTAATTTCAAAGTTGTGTCAATTGATGCAGATCCACTGATGCGTTGCAACCGCGACTCGCGTTGGCTCACGTATTCATCATACCGCTGTTTAATTTCCGACTGGTTCACAGTGTCGTAATACACAGTGACATGCACATTGTTTGCAGCAGATTCGTTCAACATGCTGTAGTCTCTCAATGCATAAAAAAATGCGTCACCAACGAATTTTTTGTCAGCTGGGTCAGTTATCGCTTTAAGATTTTGATCCACGGCTTTGAGTGTTTGATCCACGATGTTGTAACCAACTGCCATAATTTTGATGCAATTTCTATTGGCATTGCTACTGGCATTGCTACTGGCATTACTGTTGGCACTGTTATTTGCAACGTTTTTTGAATTCATCGTCGCAGTATTAAAAATCAATTGCATCATTTTATACATGTAATCCATGTATACATCTCGTTTCAAAACCCTTGTGCCATTTTGCTCAGTTGTCATGAATTTTGAAAATGACGGACTGTTTTCAGAACTCAGGTCGGGAATCCAGGCGTGAATCATGAACGTGTTGGTTGGATCGCGCATCGGAGGAGTGATAAACATCAATGGCGGGGGATATGCTGTGGGCAAATTCGGTTCAGTGTAATCCTGGATACCATTTTCTTGTGTCGGGGGACGCATCAATTGCGTAAACCGGTTGATCAGTTGCGGGGGGGTTGCGGTTGGTGGTGGCGGTTGGCCTGCTCTTATTGCTAGTTGTGCTAGTTGATACGCTTCATTTGTAACTGTGTACGTTATTTCGTATAGGTAATAACCGGGAGTGGTCCAATTGTAAATTGCACGAGCCCGATCAGCTAGATTATTAAGCGGATTTGGAATCGTACCAGCCGCAGCTTGATTGTCTGTATCCCACTGACCAAATTCTGGAATGGCAGTAATCGCTGCAGTGAATGCACACGCTGCTGCAACATTTGCCGGAGCATTGTCAAGTTCGGATTTTGCGTCAGATGGAGACACATATATTTCCTTGTATGTTTTTTTTTTTGAATCAGATGGTCTGTATCTGGGATCATATTCATTTGTTGTATTAGACGGAAGTAGATTTCTTGAAGGATTTATGTCAAACCTCATTTTGGGAAGATTCGGATCTTTTTGACCATAGTTGACGTAATGATTGTTTCCGGTCAATAGGTCTGTTCTATCAGTCCATTCATTGGTTTCGCTTGTTTTTTTGTCCTCGCCTAAAATGTGTTTGATTAGTTCTGGATTCTGCTTGAATATCCAGGTGTAATCAAAATATACGGGTCCGCAAATGGTGTAAAGCACGTCATCGTCAATTTCATCAAACCTTTGTTTTTCCAATTGTGTTTGTGTTTTCTGTTGCGGGTTACCTTTGTTTTGGTTCGCGTAAAGCGTATTCAAATAGTTCGCATTCGGGAGCAAGTTTTCGGGTAGAATGTTAGGATTGTTTGGATCAAAATCCACATTAACCATCTGCGCTTGGTCGCTGTATTTCATCAAACTCAGCAGCGTGTTGTTGTCATACATGAATGCAGCAAAGTTGTTAAGATTGTCTATTTCTGAATTCATTGCATCTCGGATTGCGGTCATTCCAACATCAGACGTTGCATTCGCATCTGCCATAACCACGGTTGTGATTGCCCGTTTGGCGGCAGAGTATACCGCGTCTCCTGCAGCACATGCTGCGCCAATCAACGGATTTAATTGGTTGGCCAAAATAGTAGTGCCAGCAATGGGCAATGCAGTAAAACATTCCGAAATTGCCGTTTTAACATTTTGTAAATGATTATTTCTATTGACTCGGAAATTAATTGTGGTAAATAAATTGGCTGATATGGCGGTTGAATTACCACCAATCGCGTCTTCAATGTAGTCAATGAACTCTCTTGTTGCAATTGCCACTGCGCAAATGATGGAATAAGATTTGGTTTCAGTGGCAGCAATGGCACCTGTCAAAAAGTCCTCAAATGAAATTACTCCTCCTCCTACTGCTACTGCTGCTGCAACTACATTATTTAAAGCCGTCACAATTGCCGTCATTGCATCTTTTGTGACGGTTGCAATCGGGGTCAAATAACACGGAGGTTTGTAATAAAGCCGGTTCAACAATGTCTCGTAGTTCATGCTGTATTCTGTTGTGGATTTGAACGTGTATAAATGCGTGTTATCTCGTATCACTTTAAATTTGTCCTGACGAGACAGCGTGGCCCGATTCGGCAACAATGATCCCTTTGTGTTTGTAATTCCCATCAAAAAATTTGGTATTAGTTCTATGTTGTATGATGGTTTTGCATAAATAGCAGGGTTAGCACCAACATCTATATAATGAACCGGAGTTCCAAGTATACCAGTTCCAATATTTGAAGTCAATGCAGGTAAATAATTTGGAATGCGTCCGACTGAACAATCTGTGCCGCCTGTACTTTTAATGCACAAATACTGGAAATAGTTGTAAAAATAGGTCAATGCTTTTTGAGTGATTACGCCATGAAATGGACGTTGTACAAATTCGTATGAAAGAGGAAGAAAGTCTAATGTAGGGTCGGTTGGAGTGGTGTATAAAATCACAAACCGTTGAGTTAGGTCTGCGGTCGGCTTTGATGCTGGATTTGCATCCAAATTGGTTGCCAACACGGTCAAATTCAGCACATTATTCATGCCGTCAATAAGGGGTTTGAACTTAATAATTGCTTCCTTATAGGATTGTTCTATTAGCGCGAGTTCGCGCTTGTGCGCATTTTTTTTAACAAACTTCACGTATTGTTCAAACATGGTCCACTGCATGAACACGCTTGAAACCGCCTCTTTCACATTCAACTTTCCAAATGTTTGTTTGAATTCGTTTTTGGATTCATAGAATGCATTCACCGTGTCAATGGACACGTCAAATGATGTGGGAACAAACGCCACGTAATCGCACGAAGTGTCCTGTGTTTTTTTTTGCTCGGCATCTAAATCCACCGGCACCGAAGCCGACGTTGTTAGCATGCTTTGAGTAAACAGATTGATGGTCTGAGTATTATTATTTCCAGTGTCTTTGTTTCCAGTGTCTTTGACACCCTTATTTTTGTCTTTGTCAATTTCCGGTTTTTTTGTAGGTCCGGCCGTGATCGCATTGAATGTGATCAGCAGCGGATCATATGTTTCTTTTTTTAAATTCACAACGAATCTGGAAGATTGATCATCATCATCTGATCCGAACAAATTTAAATTCATGGTAGTCAGTGTTTCAATAAATCAACTATTAAAGTATATTTATATTTATATTTTAATATTGCAATTGATTCTGGGGGGCGACAAGCGCCCCCCACACCCCCAAGGGGGGCTTTGCCCCCTTAAAATTTGGCAGATCTGAATACGGTCAAATACTTATTGTGTTTCATTGTTTCGCGCTGTCTTTTGGCGCGTTCAAGCACGTCCATGGCATCGCTGATTTCCTTGTCGGTGACGATGTTGCCGGGTCCGTGCCCGGCTTTGGATGCCCCGCCAATCGCAGCTCCCGTGGGGGTGACCGTTGAACTGCCGGTTCCCATGGCTCCGCCGGCGCTCATGGCAACCGACTCCGCCATTGCGCGGTATTTTTGGGGCATGATGCAGTATCGGCTGTTCGCATTCAGGCCGTAGTCTGCTAAAACCACAAACACGGCGGTCAGAATGAGGGCCAGCACCAAATCACGGGTGCCCATCCATGCCACGGAAAACACCAGCACTTCTTTGGTAAGTGCCGTTTTCAAAAAATTCTCGGTGGACGGGTCCAATTTGAGTTCAATGTATCGCGCCCCAATGTTGAGCATGAGCATGATAATGCCCGCAAAAAACAGACTGTTATTCAGGCGATACACCGCGTAACTGAACCAGCCTGTAATAAATTCAAACATGATTGTGATGGGTGTGGATATATTGGTCTTATATATTAATATGAATTATATTAATATACTGTCACAAAATAAAAAATGACTAAACATGACAGAACCTATTAATTCATACCCTAAAACAACTGTCGTTTCAATCGGTTCGCAACCGATTTGACATTGGCTGCACCATCCGTCACGATGTGTCGGCCGGCGCGAAGGTGAGGGCGCAGTGCAGACATGGGGTTAAAACCTTCGGTTGTATTTGACAATGAGGGAATGGCAGTGGGCATTGCGGTTATTGGTGCCGTGCTTGGTGCCGTGCTTGGTGCCGTGCTTGAAGCAGGGTTCATTGTCCAATTGCAAGCAGGGTCGCATATGTTGTGAATTGTCTCATACCCAACGCCGCCATTTTTAACAGTTAGAGGTGTGCATTTATTAAATGAATTCGGGACCATTTTACCCAATGCATCCATTTGGGTCATAGTCATCGTGGGGTTGCCACTCGCGTCCAATGCAAAAAATGATGGAGTCAACATGTAGTTGAATGCAATTGTTCCGGATTGGGTTGGGTCGTCTGCAACTCCTTTTAGGCAATACGTTTGCCTAAATTCGTCAGGGCTGTTGAAAGAAATGGGGGCTGGAGTCGGCTTATCAAATGTCAGACCTTCTTTGACGGGGGTTAGGTTCAATAGAGCAATGACTAGGATCAACGCAACAATGCCCGCAATCCGATTGTATAGCGTAGCTGTAATGATGAAAGCCACCATGAACGATTTGCCTAAAACATCGTCTCTCAAAATGAAAACGGGATAAATGCACGCAATCAGAAATGCAACTGCCACATACCAGAATGCGGGATCCAGTTTCATAAAATGCTTGCCAAATTCTTTCATTTTTGTGTAGATTGGGGGATTCATTGTTAAAATTCTTTTGCAGTTTAGGAGATATATACAATTGCTATTATTTATTTTCGTAATTGTTTTTTATATTTTATAGAATTTATTTTATGAACTGGATTAAGACAAACGAATCCGAAACAATAAGATAAACGAAAACAAAATATTATCTACCTTTTTATTAGGAGATGTCTGGATATTTGCAATATTCAAATTATGGCGATGAGGATGAAACACCCGTTAAACGAAATGTTCCAATACCAACGCCGCCAACCCAACCGGGTAAACCGACTCAACAAAAACGAATATTAAGGACGAATCAGCGGACACTACGTTCCAGGCAACCGCCAACTGAACAGCCGGGACAAGGACCCGCTGGACCACAACCGCAACAGCAACAACCGCAACAGCAACATAAATACGTGCAAGAACTCATTCAAAAAATTCACAGTTACGAAAATGGGGGCGCCAGCGACTCAGATCACGATGATGATGCCGACAACAATTATGTCCCACTTGCCCCATCCAATAACACAATTCAACAACAATTTCAAACCGAATCCGCGCCGAATCGGAACCGATTTGCGGGGGCAAACAGCACCGATTTGAACGCAAAATGGAATCCCGCTCCCGCCAAGGAAGCGTTCTCGCTGCAGGATGCCAAAGCTTTAGCGCATGAATACATGCCTTCCATGTTTCAAGCATCAACTGCAGCCCCTGAAAACAGGGACGTGTTGCTGCAAAAATTGGATCACATTATCTCTCTTCTGGAGGACCAGCATGATGAAAAAACGGGTCACGTGACCGAGGAACTAGTGCTGTATTGCTTTTTAGGCGTGTTTATCATTTTCATCGTGGATTCGTTTGCCCGCGCCGGCAAATACGTGCGTTGAAATTCTATGCAAAAAAAATAAAACAAAATTTACAATATCAAATTAAATGTTATGATATTGTAAACACACCCACAACCACACGCACGACCCCCAATGAAACATACTCATATGCTGATTGCTGCGGCACTCATCGGTGCAATTGCATGCGCCTTTTACAAAAATGCAAGGGAATCATTCCGAGGCCGAGGCCACCGTCAATACAACAACAAAGACAAACATAACTTGATGTTCCATGGCTCTTATCCCAGCGCCCCCGTCGTGTGTTTAGCCGGCAGCAGTAAAATTCCGTGCACCGCATTCAGCGGAGCATAGAATGCACAAAGGAATGAATGAATGCATAACACACAATGCATCAGTTTGCCGGTTTGTAGAACAGGTAGAAATATTGATACTCCTTTTGTGCTTTGACAAGGTCAATTTGTCCAAGCATGTTGAACCCGACACCCGTGGCCAGTTCAATGAACGTTTGCGGCGACGGCATTTTAAAATTACGCACGTTTTTGCGCACCTTGCCCGTTTTGTCGTCCTTGAACACTTCCATGTATTGCACCATGTCGTTCGGAAACACCTGCACGTCCGACTTGTATTCAAAATCATTGAATTTAACGACGCTCTGCGCCCCATTTTTTGTGGGAGTGGGGGTGTTTGTGGATGCGTTTTCTCCGCCCAGCATGCTGGACGGATTGAATTTGCGCGGGTCCACCAAATGCAGCACGAAGTATCCGCCCGGCTTGAGCCAGTCATAAATATTAGAGAACAGCTGCTCCGTGTGGGGAATGTAGTACACCTCAAAATTCAGCATGGACACCAGCGTGAAACTCTCGGGCTTGAACGCAGACGCAACCGTGGGATCGCCCTGCACTATGTTGAGATTCAAACTAGGATACGCGTTTTTCGCCTGCGCAATCATGTCTGCCGATGATTCAATGCCAGTTATGTCGGTGATGCCATTTTGTATGAAGGCGTTCATGTAGGCGCCCGTTCTCGCGCCCACGTCCAGTGCAACCGTCTGGTTTGATATGTCCGGGTATTTATTGATGATAGTGCCCACCTCATATGCGTTGTTCACTTTTTGATTGAACAGTTGGTCGTACACTGCAGCATAGAAGGCGTCCTTTGTGTTCGCATCCTGTTTCACAATGACGTCGCCGCCGCTGCTGCTGCTGCTGTTCTGTATGAAGCCTTCCATGAATGAACCCGAGAACGGCCTAGGTGTTTTGTGTCGCTGCATTTTATTGTATGCCGACACCAGCAACAGTAAGGTGATTACAATGAGCAGCACGCGAAACCACACGTTCCGTTCAATGGAGTTGCAGAACGTGTTAAAAGTATTTGTAACACCGGTGTTAAACATTGATTGCATTAATGTGTTAATATGTTAATGTTAATGTGTTAATATTAATATATGTTATATTGTTATTTATTTTTTTGTAATTTGGATTTAAATGAATGATAATGAAATCAACGACATTCGCGGCGAACCCGAATTCAAGGGCATCACCTTCTCAAAATACAAAAAGCCGGACGTGCGCAAAGAACTGCTGAACTGCCTAAAAAATGGGAAAATAGAGCCCGCCTGCTATTGGACTGCCGAACTGGTGTGCGCCGGGCACTACCAAGAATTGTGGGACATCATCATCACGTTTGTCAGCAAACACATACATTTAGCAAATCCGAAACTGTGTCTGTATTTGGAAATGCGGTATGACGTGTTCAAAGGCATCGTGTCCAACGGCTACATTGGAAACGAGCTGCGCATGCGCAACAATCCGCGCATTCGGTCCCTGTTTGCCGAAATCATGTGCGTGATCTGCAATTCCAAAAAAAAATACAGCCTGGAGGGCATTAAAGTGAAGAAAACGGATTTTGACAGCACCGCCATGACGGACAAGCTGAAAGCGCCCAACGTGTCGTATGCCTCCGCCGTGTTTTTATCCGGCGATCCCAAAGAACTCTTCATTGCCATCAACGAATTCGCGTTCCACATCTCTAAAGATTCCAAAAACAGTTTGCTGGCATCCTACTGGCTGGAATGGATCATGGAATTTGAACACATCTGCAAAATGAAAAAACAGAAGTGCATGGGCGAACGCCGCAGCACCATGCCAGTTGAATCCAAATTTCAAATGGACCCGATTTGGATCGTGTGGGAACTCATTCTGGGCCAAACCAAATTGCAACAAACACAAACACAAGCACAAACACATGCACTGGATCCTCTCACCTCTAAAATCATGCAAAGTTTGCTCAAGCTGTATTGTTTGCGATACACCGACGGGGTGAAGAAGAAGCGACGGTATTTAATTTATTTTGCCATCTGTTTGCTGACGGAACCCGTGATAATGACGCAAGAAATGGTGACCAACAAGGACACCATTGAAACGGTGGTGAAAAAAATAGACACGGTCTACAAACAAGTCAAAAAGAATGAAATTGCGCCCAAGGTGGATTACCTGACGGGCTCGGCAGGAGGCGTAAAATCGGATTTAGATAAAACTATTGAAAAAATGGATAAACTGAATTCAATGAACACTATCATTCGCACGGTCTAGCGTGCCAGAATCGGAGGACTGTGGGATTGATTGGTCTCATTTGTTGCATGGTTTGATGCGTGAACACGTTATGTGATATTATAATATATTTATTATCTTCATTTAAAATATATTAGCACTTAGGATTTGAATTCATTCACATATTAAAATGAACATGTCTTATCCCGCCCCCGCGCTCGCCCCCGCATCTGCCCCATCCAACATGTTTGATGACGTTGTTACCACCACATCAGAACCCTCATCCACCACATCGTTGATGGTGCGCGGTGCATTGGTTTTGTTGTTGCTGGCGCTCATTGGATTCAACGTGTTCACTTATTTAGATGACATAACCGCATGGTTCAGCGAAACATTCGGTGCCCCGTTTCGCACGGTGGCCCGGTTTTTGGGCTACGCTGCGATTGACACTGCTCACACCACGGTGGATGTGACTGCCCAAGGAACCAAGTCCGCAGTGGACATCGCGGCCGGTGCCGCAACCAGCGGTATTGACGTGCTGCAACAAACCATTGACCAAAAAGGTCAGGACCAAGACCAAGACCAAGACCAAGACCAAGCCCAAAAAGGCCAAGGCCAAGATATGAGCTCCAATGCGGGATTGCATCGGGCGCTGTCTCACGCGAAGAAACAGCCGCCGCAACCTGATGACGCCACCAGTCGCACGCAGCGCACCGGCAAATCCGGGTATTGCTACATTGGCGAAGACCGCGGATTTCGCAGTTGCATCAAAGTGGGCGAAGAAGACACCTGCATGTCGGGCGACATTTTCCCCACGCACGCCATCTGCATTAACCCTCGGTTGAGGAAATGATTAACGGTGTCATGCCTATGAGCACAGTTCTGTGTACGTGATGTTGAGCAGAGGACACAGCTCCTTGGGATCAAACTGGAAATCCACAGGATTAGGTGCATGCAATGATGTGCACAACTCTTGCTCAATGAAATAGATGACGGGACACAATTCATGAATGTCATTGCCCTTGGCATTGTGGTTGTCTTTGTGAAATTCATTTTCCAACGTGCGAATGGAAAGGACGGCATTACTTAAAGGTTCCGTTACTTGCATGTTTTCAACATTTTTAGAACAGAACGACGTGTTGTATTTTTGCAACAGGATGCATAAATCTGTGAAATTGTTGTGGGCGGCGTTGTCGCAGAGCTTGTGCTCCACAATTTGCACGAGGGGGCACAAATCGCTCGGATTCAAACCGGCATAAGTATCGGATGATGGAATGAGAGGCGCGGCACCCGAAGTTGCAGGAAGCAACAGCAGCAAGGGAAGGAAGGGGAGAAGGCGAGAGAAATTCATTGGATGAGGATGTCTTAATTGGTTTTAGTTAGAATGTGTTTATATACATTCTAAATAATATATTTTCATAAAAGTTGTGTCCGCGCACTCATTAAAGGAATGCAGAATGATAGGTCTAATTATAAGATGGAAACTGCAGAATTACAATGCCAGAACCACCGTTGCCAGGGGTTTTTTGAGCGGTGCTACCACCACCCCCACCACCAGTTCCATGCGTTCCATTGGTAGCATCTGCGACGTTGTCGCCGCCATTACCACCACCGCCCTGGCCACCTGGTGCATTGTTTTGAGCTCCTCCTGGCGTGCTTCCTCCTCCTCCACCTGCGTAATAAGTGTTTGTGCCAGTAATGGTATATGGCAATCCATCACCACCGTTACCGCCATTACCCAACCAGTCAGCATTGGCACCAGGTTGACCTGCGCCACCACCGCCAGATGCGCCGGTGTTGGGTTGGCTAATACCACCATTATTTCCGTAACCATTGGTTTGAGTTGAAGTACCACCATTCACATTGGAGGAACCGCCATTTGATCCGCCCCCGCCACCACTACCACCATTGGCACCCGGTGAGTCGTCTTTGCCACCTGCACCACCGCCAAATGCTGTTATTGGGAAAGGTGAACTTTGAATTGGAATTGTGACAACACTGTCTGTTCCATTTGCATTGGTGGATGTTCCAACACCTCCACCACCGACAGTAATGTTGTATGTATCACCCCCATTCAATGTTAGGGTTTGTGCCGTCGCCAACCCACCTGCACCACCTCCACCTCCTCCACCGTCTGAAGCTGCTAAAGTAGTTGTTGCGCCGCCGCCACCGCCACCAACGATCAAATATGTTACATTAAATGTATTGGTTGGAATAACGCTGACAGACCCAGCATTAGTGGAACCGGAATTGGGTGTGTAATTGAATGTGTAAACGGTGAATCCGTTTGGGTCAGGGATTGTTGGTTGTGGGTCAAGGACATTTCCACTAGAGTTTAAATAAAATGTAATAGTTGTAATGGTGCCGGTACCTTCAATGGGTGTAATGGTTAGACTGTTTTGCGTGGAGGGTGTGGGTGTGGGTGTGGGTGTGGGTGTGGGTTCAAACCCATCAAACCCCTCATACCCGCACACGATCGGTAACCCAGTTATTCCTTCTTTTCCTCCAGACGGATATGACAACTGCATTTTATAATTATACAATGGCACGCTCTCATCAATGCACAGCGGAATCACGGGACCTGGAACGTCGCAATCGCTCGTCAAAGAACAATGAATAATGGGCTGATTGCACTTCAATGCCACCGTGACGCCGGCGTTTTTAATTTCAGGCAGTTTATTCACATTCGGATCCGTGAGGGTTTGACTCTGCGTGGCCCATGATTTCTTGCGTGTGAGCGCATTGCGTGACGCCATGGAGTATTGTTGCGCTTTGGACAGTTGTGCGCTGTTTTTTTTGTATTTCAGAATCTCCACTTTGCGCCGTTGATCCAATTCATAGGTGGTGTAATATATTCCAGGATTTGTGCTGCACGCTGCTTCCCCGTAATTGCTCTCGCAATTGGGACAGTTGTTTCCACCCACGCGAGACCACCGCGGTGGGCAGGCCACAGCACCTTTTATGCCACATGCATTGTACATCATATTAGAATATGTGGCTGGGGCTGTCATGACTTTGTATGATTTCAATTATCATAATATGATATTAAAAATGACGATTGTATTTGAATTGTTATAATTGAATTGTTATAATTGGACCATATTTAATAATAACAATTGAAGCTTGAAATGTCAGGAAATCAAGTGCCGTTCCACTGCGAAAAGAACCAGCGCATGGAGAGGTAGTCCATGGTTCCAGGCGCCCCGCCCGATGCACCCAGCACCGTCAGATTGGGTCCGCTGCTCACAATGTTTTGAATGGCGCGCGTGCCGAGAGCGGTGTTGTAATAGCGAAGCGACGACAGGTTGCCGTTGAAGCCGCCGTTGATTGCAACATTTACGTCGCCGTAATTCTGAAAGGGAACCGAACCCAGTGGCAGGCGTTGCGCCAAATCCCCGTTGATGAAGATGTCCAGCACCGTGTTTTCAACCCGAATGAGGACGTTGACCCATTTGTTGACCGGGATGTTGTCCACATCAGTGGACGTGTTTGGATCATCAAATGTGCTCATCACCACCCTCAAACCAGAGTAATTGTCGTTCAAATACAAACCAGGACCGTTATTCGGCGTCATTAATCCGGTTGTTGAGTCAGCCGTGGCACTCCCCTTGTTAAACACGTGATGGAACATGCCGGTGGGTTCGCTCGTCGAATCATTTTGTTTGATGTATATCCATACCGACCACGTGAAACCGATGCCGACATCGTCATTCACCGAGCGAATGATGGACACCGCGTTTGATTCGCTGGGGTCCTGCGGGATAATCATGTTTCCAACCTTTGCATCTATTACGCCGTTGACCAAGTAAGGACTGGAACTCGGCGAAAACAGATACCCGATGACCGTGATGCAAAGCCGCAACAGGTAGACAAAAACAATGACCACCAGAATTAAAAATGCGGCCTTTGCAACATAACTGTTGGAATCTAAAAAGGATTTGGATCCGCCAACAATGTCTTGCGCTTTGAATTCGTTCAAAGATGGCACGGGCATGGCATTGGGACCAGCGCCAAAGCCACCAGCGCCAAAATCGCCAAAGTCACCCGCGCCAGCACCAGCGCCAACACCAGCGCCAACACCAGTACCAGCACCAGCACCAGCGCCGCCAAAGCCGTCGTTACCAAAATTCATTTATGCTAAATATAAATATTATTATATGCCTTATTAACTTATAATAATAATTTAATTTTATCATTTGCGCCAATCATTCAATATTTGATAGATCAAATTGAAAACTGACTCATGACTTGATTGTTGTTTGTGACACTGAAGTTCAATTTGTATGAATGGATAAAATCAAACATGCCGGCACCGCTGTACCCGTCGCTGTAAATGCTCCATGCTTCTTCTGGTGTGAAGTAATTGGCTTTGTAAACCACGTTGGAAATGTAGCCTTTCAAATCGCCGTCCGCGGGGGTAATTTTTTGCGTGGAGCCCAAATCATAACCTCCCCCAATGTATAAGTCATCAGTTGAGTTCAATCCGGCTGGCAGCGTGGCCATTATGCACGTTCGCACTAATTTGCCATCTAAATACAGGTCCACCGTGTTGCCATAAACGCTCATGGTCAGATTGATCCATTTTTGAAGCTGTATGTTGCTAATTGTGCATGTGGACGTTTCATTGCCCCGCATGATCAATTTCAAATTGTTTTGGGCATCGTCTAAATACATTTTGAACAATGGCACACCATTGGAATCGCATCGGGTCAGCAGATTTTTATTAATGAGGTGGATTGCAGTTGTGTCCCAAGCATCAATGTAAAGCCACACCGAATACCCGTAATTGTTGGTGGTGTTAATGTCATCCTTGCAGGGCACCATTGTTGATTTGGACGCATCCGAGAATCCGGACACGGTGGAGGTCGTCTTTGTCATCAATTTGTAAACCACGTAGATCAGCACAATGATCAGAACAAACACGAAAATGGTTAAAAGATTCATCTTTGATATGTTATGTCTATATTATTGCTATATTATTATAAACATAATATTTTTATTCATGTTTGCACATTTTGCATGAAATTGTGAATTATATTAATTATATTATTTTGCATTGTTAAATGTTTCCTGAATGCCAAAAATGCACATTAAAATGTGTCAACAAATACATTGGCCACCGTTTTCAAAACGTAGGCCACCGTTCCATCAGTGCTAAATACTGCACCCAATAATGCCCCAATCAACCCGAACACAATTGCGCCCATGAATAATCCGACGGTTGAAGACATGGTGTTGGCATCATTGAACAGCCAACCAAATATCGCTCCAAAAATCGCACCCAAAACACCGAACGTGTTCATTCCATATGTGCTATATGTTGGCATCGGCGTGGGCAACGGAGTTTTTATGTCAACCGATTTGGATGCCAGGTAACTCTCGGAATCGCCCTGATTGAGCGGATCCATGTTCACGCCCACGACCGGCGGATTCAGCATCTTGTTCGTTTTATACAACCACTCAATTTCGGCCTTGGTGAATGACGAAGTGTTCAGTACGACGTTGCAGATCTCCCCGTGGGTTCCATCTGCATTTCCGATGGTGACATTGTGCACCGCATTAGCATCCGTGTCATTGTCCGGAACATGATTTCCAGTATAAATCAATTTGTTGTTGATAAATATGTCAACCGCGCCTTTGTCCGAGTTGATGATCACATTGTTCCACGTTTGCAATGGAATGTCAGACACAGTCAATGGAACCTTTGCGGGCAATTCAATCGTTTTTCCATAAATACTGAATTGCAACGTATTGGTTTTGGGGTTGTACTGAACGGATGGTCCAAATGACCCAAACTGCATCATGTTGGTGTAAGCGTCCGAATCATAGTTTGCATTCGTGTTTGGCGGCTGCGGATGAATGTAGAACCAGGCAGACACCCCGTAATTGTAATTCCGCAATAACACGGTGGTTGCAGTGACGCCGCTATCCGGATTTGCAGTAGGAGTGGGAATCACGTCAACCCCGTGTGCATTCACAAATTGAATGTCATGCGTTGTTATGGGAGTTGCCGTGGTCATGGAAATGGGAGCCGACAAAATTTGCACGCCCGTGTGGTTGATCGCCTTTGCCACCACGGACGGCAGCAGGTGACCGGCTAAAATGAATGCGGCTTCCACTCCCAGCAGGATGAGCCAGGGGCGCATGGTCAATCCGTACTGTTCCTTCATCGTGTCCGCGAAATCCAGCATCAAACACGGCAGGTAAAACAGCAGGTTGCCTATCAACTTCAGAATGTTGATGACCCAATTGGTCCCGTCGAGGCTGACCTGGAACATGGAGTCGCCCATTTTGCGGGAGGTTGAAAACAGGGTGCGAACCGCACCAATCACGATCGCAATGCCCGTGATGTAGATCAGCGCAGTTATGCCGTATTGAAAAATGCCTGCGAGGCTGACCAGTTTGCTGTGCGAATTCAGGAAATACAGCAGCAACCCCACCACGCACACCGCAATTGCAATGACCATTCCAATTTTTCCAATGAATTGGCCATACGACATGTTGCCTTCCACCATTTCCGTGGTGGATGAATTCATGGAATAGACCCCGAAAATGAGGAGGGATGCGATGAACATGGTGAACATGGTTATGACCGTTCCGCGCTGACCGTCCACAAATGAGGTGAGGTCAAATGACGAACGGTACAGTAGCAGACCCAGTGCGGCAAATGCAATGAACGCGACAATGGTTGCCACCGGATACTGGACAAACATCTTTATCAACCAATAAAACGGGAACACCAACAGTTTGAGGAGTTGCATTGCTCTCTCGGCAGTGAAATTGATGGGCACCTCTGGAACGGTTGTGCCATTCGCCCAATTATTAACCCGAGTGTAAACTGAAACCAACTGCAGGATCCAATTCAATGCATTGACGCCAACGCTTATTATCAATGTCCAAAACAATGCATTCACGTACGGCGTGTCATTGGAACTGTAATTAGAACCTTTCAATCCAAAACACGACGCAAAGTCGGTTCCAATGCACGGAATCAATGTGTGCTTGAACTTGTAAACGCTGATCATTAAATACGCCACGTAGGCCAACAACGCAAATATCATGACCCGTTTTGCTACGTCCATGATGTCCGTGTTTTCCACGTATTTCAAATAAGGTGAAATTGGAAAAGAGTTCCAGACGTCTTTGGCCATCTGTTTGAACGTTTCCCAGGCCGGGGTAATTGGAACCTGCTGAGTGGATATTTTCCACCAATTGTAACACATCATCAAAATCGTAATGGACAATGAGACGCCTGACACAATTTGAAACCAGTAACTGGTGCCCACCCGTATGAAATAATACATCATGACGAGAGGAAACCAGAAATTAAGAACAAACTGGGAGGACTGTAGAAACATGTTGGAAATAAATGACATCGTCGCATTTGATGGATTTAAATTGTATCTCCAAATGTACAAAATGCGTCCAATCATTGAAATTATTATTAAACCGATCAACGTTACATTTGACCCAAAAAACCCTTTGCTGTCATCGGCGGTTTGACTGTTCATGATCACGTTGGATTGCGTGGCCAAAATGGACACAAACACGAGACCAAGCAATAAACCGAATGTTATGACTGCATTCACAACTGGAACAATCCATGTGGGTAGATTCGCATTTGTCAGCAGCTCGTATTGTCCGTTTGTCCACATTTTTGTAATAAACATGTAAATCAGAATGCACCCCAACAACAAAAACACTTGATTGCCAACGTTGACGGTGGGGGCACCTGTGTTCATGCCAGTGTTCACTCCCTTGTTTGTTGTCTGAGCGATTGAACTGGTTGCAAACACGTAAGCATACACAATTGCGCCGATTGCAAGCAGCCACAGATAATACCCGGGTTTTTTCCACCACGGGTCTTCGGACCCAGATCCAGGAGGAGGAGCAGCCGATTGCATTGCTTTATAAAATTGCTATTATTTTAAAACACTATTATACATTGCATATATTTAAAATGTGCAAAATAACATAAATTATTAAAAGGTTTCCATGGCGGTTTTTTTGCCGTGGCAGTCGCGGCACAGCGCAACCAAATTGTCCACATTATTGGAGCCACCGTGTTCCAGTCGCACGATGTGATCCACTTCATACCACGCCGGCAACTGGCGGTCGCAGTGGCCGCACTTCCACGACTGCTGCGCCGCCACGAACTTCTTTTTGGTTTCGCTCACGCTGCGCTTGGTGGCATTGTTGCGTCCGGATGCCATGATGCGCGCCTCCATTTGCGCCTCTTTGGTCCCACCCCCACCCGATTGTGCTAAATTGTCATCGTGACCCCCCCCGTCTTGGAACAGCGATTTCTTGTTTGCGAAATCCAGAAAGGGTGACAGCATGTCGGCCGATGACCGGCTGATTGGCATGTATCGGATGATGTCATTTGCATGCGACAGCATGGTGTGCGACTGTCCCGGATTCTTTTTCAGGAAGATATAGAGAGATAATCCAACAAATGCAAAGGTGGACATCTTAATTTCCTTTTGCCATGAATGAAACACTTTCAGGTATTTGCCATCGTAGTAAGTGTTGAACACGAGAAATGCGGTGATTCCAAATACAAACAATTCCAATTTCATAATTCGTGATTTTACTATGCGTGTGTATGTATTACAATGGCATTATTTTTTTGGAATGATGCGATCATAAAACGCATTGTTATGTGGATACGGGGTTGCAACTCGTGCAATGGTTTTGGGGTTGGCATTGGGTTTGGGTTTCATGTTGAAATTGAACCGAACCCGCACCGTTCTTTTTTTTTGGGTCCGTTGCCTGGGTGCTTTGGACACCGCGTCGCTAATTTGTCGCAGTTGTTGCACGATGTGCGACACGTTCATGCGGTCATGCCCGTTTGCAAACACGACGGTGCTGAACAGGGCGCGATACCGGCGCAGCATGTCGGCATGCGCCGCATCTGACATGATGAAACTTTTGCGCGGCATCATGAACATGCTGTAGAACACGGACATCAATCCCCACACGTCCGTGTTGTAGCGATACACCTTGCTAAAATATTCATCCAACCGAAATGTCAGACCTGCACGGTCCGTAAAATGATACAATATTTCAGCGTTGTAAGTGGCAACCGCATCCATCAGCATTTCGTCATTTTCGGATCCAAACATGGACTTGCAAATGTATTGGAGGTATTTATAGCCGGAAATGTCGAATACGTCAATGTATTCCTTGTACATTGCGCGCGTGAAATGTTTGATTCGTTCCATGGTGAATTCGGTGGCTGCCATGGATTTTAAAACAACCGAAGAGTAGAGTTCCAGCGCGTCCGTTGAAATGACCATGGTTGAAAAGGGGCGATTGAATGTGACGGGATTGTTCATGAAATGATGAGCGGGAATGACTTGCGTGGGGGTGGTTATGCCAGCCAACCCCCAGTCAATGATACGACTATTGTTGTCGCGGTCAATCATGACGTTTTCGGATTTGAGGTCATTGTGAATGACGCCGAGTTGATTCATGGGAACCACTGCATGAATCAGCAATTTTGAAATGTAGTCGTTCAATTGACGCAGATTGGCAGCATTGAACGAGGTTTGTTCCATCCATTTTTTCAAATCAATTCCCAAATCGGGCATGTTGATCATGCGCAACTGGCTCAAATTGGCGTTGACATTGGTTGCCGTTATCTTGACCCGTTGCAAATTTGTGCAAATGTCATCAAAATTGACCAAATCGTGCGGTTCCAGGGGATCTGGTTCGCACAGTTCGGCCTGCACGCTGAAATATTTTTTATAGTTTTTTATTTGCCTTAAATACTGTTTTATTTTATCATATTCTCTCATTTCGGCTTCTGCGCCTTCCTTTTGTCCCAACTTGCTAATGTTGCCGTCATTGTAATTGCGATGCTGATTCTTGCATTTTAGCGCGGGTTTGAACACGCACCCTTGTGCCCCTGCAAATATGGGAATGCCACCGGTTTGATTGTGCCCGATTACATGTGCATGTGCGCGTGCATGTGCATGTTTACGACGAGTAAATTTTGTCATTGCACTTGTTTGTTCTGTTTTGTTTGCGTTGCGTCTATCACTACACATTGTCAATATTATATTAATTCATGCATGAATCATGCATAATACAAATAATACATGCTGGTTGCAGTGGTTAGTGCGACCATAGCGTAAATCAATTTGCGACGATACTTGATTTCTTCGCGCAGGCGCACCTCTTTCGGTTTGTAATTGGAATAGTATGCATTCACTGCATCTTGCAGCGACACTTCATCGCGATTCAAACGCAGGTTGATTTGATTGTGCAGAAAATGCACCCATTTGATGAACGATTCGCGCTTATCTAAATAGGGAGACACGGGGTATTTGTCCAACAATTCGCTAAACACGCTGCCCATTTGGTGATTCGGTAAAAATAACGGTAAATTTTGTATGAACTCGTAATATTTTTTGATTGTGACGTCGTTTGGTCTCTCGGGATACGTGACCGCCATGCTAAACAACACGAACCAATAGTGTGGCCCCCACACGGCGGCATCCAGTGCGGTGGTGGCGTCGCCATTTTTATAAACCAGATTGGATTTCATATAGTTCTCTCTGTGTTTGGGTTTATTTTTTACAATCAAACAATATAAAAAGAAGTGCAATTTAACACATAAAGAGCCAGTTAGGTAATTATATTGCATGTATTCATTTAACGCGTTAAAAGGTGAAGGCGAAGACACTATTGAAGGTGACAATGAAGGTGACAATGAAGGCGACAGCGGCAACAACGGCAACAACGGCAACAACGGCAACAACGGCAACAATGAAGGCAAAGTTGAATCATGTCCCGCAATAAAATCATCATTGCATCCATTTTCAAAAAGAAACATGTTTTGCAACAATTGTGGAAAGAATGGGCATGTCATGCACGCGTGCAAAAATCCAATCATCAGCAATGGCATGATCGTGTTCAAAGATGGAACCGAAGGTGCCTCCTATTTGATGATCCGGCGAAAGGACACGCTCGGATTTGTGGAATTCATTCGTGGCAAATATCCAATTTACAACCAAACTTACGTGCAACGATTGATTGATGAAATGACGGTGGATGAAAAACACCGGTTGCAAACCCAAACATTTAGCGAGTTATGGAAAAATGTATGGGGGGATTATTTAAATTCAAAATATCAAAATGAAGAAGCGGTGTCGTGTGACCGATTTAATATGTTAAAATCTGGTATAAAAATGAATCGCAACAGCGGCAGCTATTACACGCTGAACACGTTGATTTCCAATTCAAGCACTCGGTGGACTGAACCGGAATGGGGTTTTCCAAAGGGACGTCGCAATTATCAGGAAAAGGACATTGAGTGCGCCCTTCGTGAATTTTCGGAAGAGACGGGATACGATGAAACCCGGTTAATCGTGATGCAAAACGTCATACCCTATGAGGAAATATTCATGGGATCCAATATGAAAACGTACAAGCACAAGTATTTCATTGCATACATGCCTTTGCCGGATCAGCTGCCTTCAGAAGCCATTTTTCAAAAAACGGAAGTCAGCAAAATGGCATGGTTTTCATACAGCGAATGTATTCAACACATGCGTCCTTACAATTTAGAAAAAATTAACATTTTGCGCAATTTAAACAATGCACTGTTGGAATATGCGATAGTGTGTTGTTAGATTGGTTGAGTTCGGTTTCACCAATTTATAATCATTTTATATTATAACTGCAAATAAATATTATAGGCAATGGATCATCTCTTATCCCAGTCAGACCCTGGTGTGAAACCCTCCAAACATCCATTATTGCGTCCGAACCCGAACCCGACCCCGAATGCAGTTTTGCTGTCCAATGAATTGCAGGAATGGAAACAACCGAATGCGGCTAATCCAGGCGAAGAAGAAGGCCTGGAGTTTTTGTATCCGACATTGAATGCTCCCGAATTTGCGCTGAACATTGCGCAGCGAAAGGAATTCAACGACACCAAATACGATGTGATCATTCCCGTGTCACAAAAACAGATGGAAGCCGAGGCTGTCAAGCTGTGCGGGGCGGCTTTTGAGTTGGCTCCGCATCAGCTCTTTGTGCGCAATTTTTTATCTGTGATGACGCCGTACAACAGCCTGTTGCTGTATCATGGTCTCGGAACCGGCAAAACGTGCTCGGCCATCAGCGTGGCCGAAGAGATGCGCGACTACATGAACCAGGTCAGTGCAGTCAAAAAAATACTGGTGGTTGCTTCGGTCAACGTGCAGGACAATTTTCGCAAGCAGCTGTTTGATTTCAACAAGCTGAAGTTCAACCGAGTCACTCGTCAGTTCATGATACGCGGGTGCACGGGAACCAAGCTGTTGAAGGAGGTGGGTGCGAATGTGGAACTGACGGATTTGACGGAAAGAAACGTGGAGAGCGTGAAAGCAAGCATTGTGCAGCGCATTACCCGACTCATCAATGCCAACTATGAATTCATGGGCTACATTGAATTGGCAAATTTGGTGCATCGGCTGACAACAACAAAGGAGGGACCGGAAGCGATTCGCGCCATTAAGCACGAGTTCAACCACCGGCTACTCATCGTGGATGAAATTCACAACGTGCGCAGCGACGAAGAAGCCAAGGACTCCGCTAAGAAAGCCAAAAAAGAAGGAACAAGTGTCTCCGAAGAATTACATAAATTGGTGCGATATGCCGATAATTTGCGACTGCTGCTGTTGTCTGGCACGCCCATGTACAACGACCCGCGCGAGATCGTGTGGCTGCTGAATTTGATGAACGTGAATGACCGCCGCGCCACCATTTCGGTCAGCGACGTGTTTGACCGAGATGGCAATTTATTGCAGATAAATGGGCGCAATGTGGGGGCCGAGCTGCTGCGCATTAAATCCACTGGATACATTTCGGTGGTAAAAGGCGAGAACCCCTACATTTTCCCTTATAGAATGCACCCGCGGGATTTTGCTCCCCAGCATTCCTTTTTGCTAAATCGTGACAGGCATCCCACGCTGCAATTAAACGGAACCCCGATTCCGGATCCGTTGCAACATCTGGACCTGTATTTGAATCCCGCGGGGGCTTATCAGGCAGCCGTTTATGCCTACATCATTGACCGAAAACGGCTGGACATGTCGGCCGAAGCCACTTCATTCGGCTCGTTTTTGCTGAAGCAGCCCATAGAAGCTCTCAACATGGTGTATCCCAGCGTGGAGTTTGACAAACTCGTGGCACGCCGTCCTCAGGCGGCATCCGATGCGACCGTGTCGGCCGCCGACGTGGCCCTCATTAAGCACATGGACATCAAAGGATTGCTGGGAGATGCGGGGCTGAGACGCGTCATGAAATACGAAGAGTCTGAAGACGGTGCGCGCATTTCCAATTTTGAATACAAACCCAACACGCTGACAAACTACGGTCGCATTTTCTCGCACGCGGAAATCGGCAAATACAGCAGTAAAATCGCCAGCATTTGCGCCCAAATCGAAAAAGCCAACGGCATCGCCATGATTTACAGCGAATACATCGGCGGCGGTGCGGTGCCGATTGCGCTGGCCCTGGAAGAGATGGGATTTACGCGATACGACAAGGATGCGGGGTCGCTGTTTAAAACCGCACCCGTGCCGCAGCGCTTCGTCGGAGCCACAAAAAAGCCCGCAAAATACGCCATGTTCACCGGAGACAAGCAGCTGTCGCCGGACAATCGCGCCGAGCTGGAAGCGCTCACCACCGACAATGAGCACGGCCAGCGCATCAAGGTCGTCATCATTTCCAAGGCGGGCAGCGAGGGCATTGATTTCAAGAACGTGCGCCAGGTGCACATCATGGAGCCGTGGTACAACATGAACCGCATTGAGCAAATCATTGGTCGCGCCGTCCGCAACTGCAGCCACTCCGACCTCCCGTTTGTGGATCGCAATGTGCAGCTGTTTTTATACGGAACGCTGTTGCCTGCCACTCCTGACATGGAAGCCGCCGACCTCTATGTGTATCGGCTGGCCGAAGCAAAGGCCGCGCAAATCGGTCAAGTGAGCCGCATTTTGAAAGAAAATGCAGTGGACTGCTTGCTCAACATTGATCAAACCAAATTCAGCCAGGAGGTCATTCGGCGCCACAATGGCGGCAAAGATGTCACCGTGCGCCAAGTGCTGGCCGATGGAACCGTTATTAGCCACTATGAAATAGGTGACCGCCCATTTTCATTCGTGTGCGACTATCAGGCCAGCTGCGAGTACAAGTGCGCGGTCGGATCCCGAGATGCAATTAAGGTGAACGAGTACACGTATTCGGAACCCTTCATCGTCATGAATGCCGACCGAATCATGCAGCTCATTCGTGATTTATTTAAGAAGCAGCATTTTTACACGCGGCGAACGCTTTTGAGGAACCTGATTGGGCACGCGCCCGAGCAAGTGGATGTCGCCCTAACCCGAATGATTGCCGACAAAGGGGAACACCTGGTGGACAAATACGGACGCACCGGGCACCTCATCAACGTGGGTGAATATTACCTGTTTCAACCATCCGAAATAACGGACCCACGGATCGGCATTTATGAGCGCAGCGCTCCTTTGCAGTTTAAGCGAGATCACATATCGTTTCCGCTGAAGAACGGGACGCTGGAACAGCTGGCCGAAAAGCACGGGTTTGCAAAACCCAAAGCAATCGCTGCCGCCGTACCAACCGAACCAACGCAGGTTCAAGACATGAAGAAGGCATACCGCGAAATAACCACAACCACGGGTTTAGCGAAATCAGCGGACAAGACCGACAAAAATACAAAAACGTGGAACGAGCTGTGCCGAGACGTGATTCGGGAATTAAATGAAATGCACAGTATTACCCTGGTTATATTAAAGCGATGTGTCGTGGAGCATTTTGTGGAAGAGCTGATGGTTTCGTCATACGACATTGGAGTGCAGTATTTGAATACGCTTTACGCACAGGATCCCGGCGATGAGTTTGACCGGTTTGCGCGCGAATATTTTGACGGTCAAATACTAAAAAATCCGAAATATGCAGGGGAGGAAGGCATCCTCATGCTGAAGACAACGGAAGATAATGGCAGGCAGCTGGTTGTGCGCAAAAATGCGGCATCTGAGTGGGCAGCCGCCAAATCGGCGGAGGAGCGGCGTCCTTACATAGAATCCATTGTTGCCATGCTGCCGCGCGAAACCATGTTGGCCCATATCATCGGATTCATTGCGGAATTCAAGGAAAAAAGCGGGGGGAGTTATGCCGTGTTTAAAATAAAATACGTGCAAGAAAAGGGGGTCGGTGCGCGGTGCGACCAAATCTCATCCAAACAGCGTCGCCTCACTATTGTGAATCAAATCATGCACGGATTAAATCCTCCGGATGTTGCTGCACCGATTTACACCATGGAAAGCACGAAGGACCAAAACACGGCTCGGTTCTGCGTTTTGCCGGAGCTGCTGTTGCGCAGCTACAACATGGTGCGGAAGGATGGCAAGCACTGGTTTTTGACGCCGGTGCAAGCACTACTTAGTGCCACGCGCCAATCCAAATCATAAATTGGATGTGATTTAAATTTTGCACCATTTAGTGATAATTTTAATAGAAATTATAATAATAATAAATCATGAATTACAATAATTATATCATTATCATGTATAACAATAAACAACAAACATGACACTAACTCGTTCAAAGGCAAATTCAAATACATGCACAAAATGTGGGCATGACATAGACACTGGATGCAGGTGCGGTTACAAAAACGATGGTGGTGGTCGCAAAACCCGACGAAGATTGAGAAGACGACAGACCAGAACCAAATGTTCGCGTAGTCACAAATAAAACTATAATAATATTTCCATATATTAACTATATAATCACACATCATTAATATCCAATATCTCTCAACTAATGCATCAACCACGCCAACAATACCAACACCAACAACAACAATACCAGCAACAACGACAACAACAACAGCCACACCATCCGCAACAACCCATTAGCACCGACATTTACGTTCCGACTATGGTGTCACGGAAGGTCGTGCTGCCGTTCACCGCAATTGGACGCAACATCCGGGACGTGCTGGAACGGCATTTAGCGAACGAGCACGAGGGCAAGTGCAATGCGGAGGGGTATGTGCGCCCTAGGTCCACCCAGCTACTGGCGTATTCATCCGGGGATTTGACCGACCATGCCGCGGTTGCATTTGAAGCCATGTATGAGTATCAAGCCTGCAACCCGGTGGAGGGCATGCTCATTAATTGCGTGGTGCAAAACGTAACGCAGGCGGGACTGCAGGCGCACATTGTGCCCGAACCCAGTCCCGTCATCGTGTTTGTGTCACGTGATCACCACTATTCCAATCCGCGGTTTCCCAAAATCAAGGCGGGGGATGAAATCGTGGTGCGCGTCATCGGGCAGCACTTTGAGCTGAATGATCCCGTCGTTTCGGTCATTGGGGAACTTGCACAGAACGACAAATGAGAGAATGTGTATAATACAATTCATTACAATCAATGATTGTAATAACTACAATAGATATATTAATGTTAATTCAAAAAATTGAATTAAAATTAGTGTGAAATCAATGATGTAGTTAAAGACCTCAGATCCGAATGACTATATCACATGCTTATCCGGATAATTCGTTATATAATTCAACCTGCATTCGTCGCAAATTGTGCATTCCGTTTTCTGACATACCCAATTTTAAGTGCATGGAAGACCACCTGAAGCACGTCGTTTCCACTGAAATTGATGGCCGCTGCATTGCCGAAGGGTTTGTCAAACCCGGTTCATGTAATCTGCGATCGCATTCCATTGGCACCTTTGCGGCTGGAAACATACGGTTTGATCTGGAGATTGAGTGCATGTTGTGTTGCCCAAAAGAGGGGGCCATCATGAGTTGCATTGCAAAAACGGTGACGCAGGCGGGCATTCGGGCACATGCCTGCACAACTCCATCCCCTGTGGTCATTTATATTTCACGCGAAATGCACGACGCTACCACACGAATCATTGCAAATAACGTGTCAATGGATTCCATTAAACCCGGCGACATGATTCAGGTTCGCGTGGTTGGAAGACGGTTTGAATTGAACGACAAACAGGTGTCCATCATTGGCGAATGGACCATGTCCGCCGCCGTGCCTATGCCTATGGTTTGAAAAATTGTTTTGTTAACTCCGTTTTTTGATTCTCAACTTCATTCAACTGTGTCTCTTGTTCATCAACGTAGCACAAATAATCGGTGATTTTGGTAATGACGGCATCATCCACGTTCGTCAAATTGATGAATGCCCCGTTTTTGTTTTCGGTCAGATCAACATTGCATTGGGTCATAATTTTTAATATTTGAATTTGATGGTGCTGATTCAATGCCTCAATTCGGTCCTTCAATTGCTTTAAATCGGCGGCTGGCATATGTGTTGATAATTGTTGATGCAAATGTAATTCTAATATGTTTTTTATATATTAGTTAATTTTATAAACGGATTAATGGGAAACGTGCAAGGGCATGAGGAGGAGATGGATTCGGATGATGATGTGTCCCAGAATTCATCTGGGGAAAGTGATTATGAAATGGCGAAAACATCATTGAATGGAGAATTGTATGTTCTATTTGAAAAACACACCCCACAGCAATTCAGAGAAAATTTAAACAAAATGATAGAGTTACTATCACGTAAAATTCATTTAATGCAAACACATTCCAATGTTCTATTTGACATGTATGTGTTGTGTGTTAATGTTCAGAAGATGGAACGCCATGGTGGCTTTGATAATGTGCATTGTGGTAGTATAAAAAATACCGATATAATTGAGGGTGACAAAACGATTGTGCAAAGCATAAAAGAATTGATCACAGTGTTAATTTATTTTGAACAAAATGGCGTTCCGGACTTCACCTCAACCCGACGATTTACATTTGGAGAATATGTGGCTCAGTTGCATGAGCATTATGATTGGGAGTATTGGAATTTATATTCTCATCATATAATGACAGCCCAAGAACAATTGCGTGATTCTAGAGATGAAACAATCAGTCAAATTGAAGAACTGAAACAATTTAGAAAACATAAAGGAGAATTTAAAAACATCGGTCACCAAATATTTATGAATGATCATAACTATGGTATGCATATTACCAATGTTCAACTTATCAAACGTTATATAACAAATATAAAAAGAATAATTCGTCACCTTAAACAACCAGACCCAATGGACACGTGGACGAATATTGAAATGAACACATTGGAACCCGGTTGTGAAATGTTTTATATACGCAGAGGTGCAATGACTGACATGGAAATACTAACACAATTAAAAATGAAAGCAGAAAAACTTTTGCGAAATGAAACCATGGTCATTGAATGGGAAAAACACCAGCAAGAAAAGAAAATCTTGATGGATGCAACCAGACTTGCGTCAACCCCAACTCTTGCAAATAAGGCAAAGGCAAATAAGGCAAAGGCATTGTTAACATCTGATTCATTCACAACCATGGAAGAACGTGAAAAAGTGCTTGCAAGCGGTGGAATTATGACATCATTGGTGGATGCTCTTGTGCAACCACCGTCCCAAATGCAACCCAAAGAACTGGCTCAATTAAAACGCATGATTTCAAATAGACGAAGTGGAGGAACTCAACGACGCAAAACCAAATCCAAATCAATGAAGATTAAGCATTTAACCCAACCCAAATAAATGATTGCAATTCCAAATTAATATATCATTGTAATGCACGGTGATAAATAAAATAAATTTCATGGATGGCGTAGATGATTCACTAACAATGAGGAGATTAAGTGATTTATTAAAAGTAACCCACGATGGCAGAATATCAACTGAACAATGCATGAACCAGTTAGATGAAGTGATGGAGTTGTTGCCTCGCCACATTGCCTTTGTGACTTTTCATTCGGGTCACATAATTAACATGCATGCGTTTGGTGTCATGTGCAGGCATGCATACGAACGTTTCGGACATGTAATTGAGTCACATGTATTTGATCTACCATCAAATGAATCACTCATCAAATGTGATAAAAGAATATATGAACATTTGCAAACAATGAGAGGCATACTTGGAGCTGCTGCCACTCTACCACGCGGTAACTGGGCAACCCTTAATGCGTTTTTACATCATATGGCAGTTCAACCTTCATTCTCAGCTGAATTCAAAAAAAACTACAGTGAAATCAGTAGTGATTTAAGTATAAGAAATAATTATTATAGAGAACGGGGTGCAATAATGAGATGCATTGGATGGTACATTGCAGCATTACGCGAGTTAATTGAGAAGATTGAAACGTCGGAAATTGACCCACTTGACCCAGCCAATGCAGCCATTATTGATGAATATATTTTGGTGCCGGGATGTAATTTATTTGGCATAAGCAAAAGAGATCCAATGACAACATTGCATGAATTGGTGTCAAAAGCAGAGGAATTATTGCAATTTGATTGGACAACACGCCGACAAACATTATTATCATTAATCCCTGCAACCAGACGTGTGTCAGCCCCGCATCTTGCAAATAAGGCAAATAAGGCAAAGGCATTGTTGACATCGGTTCCATTTACAACCAGTGAAGAACGTGCGAAAATGCTTGCAAGAAGTGGAATCATGACATCATTATTGGATGATCTTGTGCAACCACCGCACCAAATGCAACCCAAAGAACTCGCTCAATTAAAAGACATGATTTCTAGACGAAGTGGAGGTCGCAGAATAAAAAAAACGAAGCGAAATAAACAAAGTCGGCGCAAAACCAAATCCAAATCAATGAAAAACAACTAAATGAATAATTATAATTCCAATTCCAATAATTCTATTTTTTCATGACGCGTTTGGATTTGCGATGAGATTTGCGTTTGCGCCGACTTCGTTTGTGCCTTCGCCTCATTTTTTTCGTTTTTGTTCGTTTTCTTTTGGCACCGCCGTCCAATTCTTGCATATTTGTGTTTTTTGCCAATCGTGCTGCTTCTGCTGCTTCTGCTGCTGCTCGTTCTGCTTCGTCTTTTCTTTTTTTTTCCGCTTCTGCTGCAAAATATCTCTCTGCGGCAGCTACATCATAACCGATGGGTTCGGGACTATCTGGCCGACTTGACATTATTATGGGATTGTGTTATATTGTTACAAAATATATTATTTATAATGACAAACATGAAACCAAATGACGAATTCAAATAAGTGCAATTGATTTAAACACACTGTGATAATGCGTATTAACTAAACCATGCACAAGGTCAACCCCAATGCAAACGGCATTAATAATGCTTTGACTAAATTGCGCGACATCATGTTGTACGACACGACTGTGCAACCAATGCAACCAATGCAACCAATGCAACCAATGCAACAAAAACCAACACAAAAACCAAAACCAATGCAACAAAACCCAGTTGAAAACGCGTTTCGCCCCGCATTGAACCAAGACCCATTGTTTTGGTGCCTCTATGTGATGATGAACGGCACCTTCAAATACGAGCAACTAGCAAATCGGTTCACGGCCGAGCAGGACGGAAAGCGCGACCAAATAATTATGTTGAGAGACAAGGGCAAAGCATTGAAACAAACCACTGGAATCAAATTTGCGGCGTCCACCATTGAAGGCGACATTATGTCACAACGCATCTCATTGCACACGTTCCAAGTGCTGGTGCATTTGAACTCGTTGAATGCGGTGTTTGTGAACCCAGCCAATCGTGTATATGCCGAGTTCATCAGTGACGCGGTGTCCGACAAACCGGTTCATGTCATAGATCGTAATGAAACCCAAACCCGCGTCACTATGACACCGGCTACTGAAGCGCATCTTACGTCAATAAGAGCAACGCATTTCCGCATTGAAAACCTGCAGAAGCCCATTAAATCGGCGAGCGCTTACACGGTCACGGAACTCACCGAAATGTGCCACCAACTGAAGATCCAGCTCAAGCCCAAAATGAAAAAACAGGAATTATATGATGAAATTGCAAAACAGCTCGTTTTGTAGAATGGACCCCACTCCAATTATCTAAATTAAATAGTAAAATTGAATTTAAATAATATGCTCTCTTAATATACACCATCGGATCCCGAATTACAATGCAAATGCATCAAAAGCAAGCCCCTCCTCATGAATTGTTTGATGACATGATTGAAGGGTATTTAGGCGGGGTGTTGCGAACCGACGGCGGCTCGCTTGAATTGGAGGTGCGATTTGGAACCCGCAATTTGAAACACGTTGCATCCACGACCAAAATTGATTTTGACAACGTCGTCAAAACCCTGCTGTCGTCCGGATTCGTCATGGAAAAAACGGACGACTACACCCTCAAAATCAATTCCGAGAGCCTGGACCCGCACACTGGCAAATCCAAAATGTCCGACATTCGCACCGAAATCCGAGGTCTGCACAACATTCAGTTGTATTGCAAAACCAATTCGCTGGAAAAGGTTATGCCAACATTCGTTCAAAAAACGGGGTTTGAAGGAGGTGCCGGTGAAATGATTCCCCCGCTCAATTTTGACGATTTTAATTTCCGCCTCTCTCTTCAAAAGGAAAAACAGTTTGCGGAGTCGTCTTCTGCCGCAAAAACGGTGGTTGGCCCGTGGCGCAGCAGCCGTAAAACGTTTCGCTACATTAATCGCAGCACGTTTCGTAACCCCGCGTTGCCGTTCGTGGTGGACATGAGCATCGTGAAGGAATCGCGCCGTGACTATGGCAACGGTGGTAGCAATGGCATGATTCCAACGCACACGTTTGCCGAATCACAAGTCACCGAATCCCAGCCCAAATACGAGATTGAGATTGAAGTGCTGAACGACGCGGTTGGGCAAGGAACAGCATTTAGTTCTGCGCGTAAGTTGGCCGATGCGCTGCGTTCGGCCATCAAGACCGTCATGTCTGGTCTGCAAGGCACCAACTATCCCGTGGGTGCTGCCGAACTCTCGGGCGTGGCGTCCGAATACATGCATTTGTTGCATCCGGAACGGGAACCGAGGGAAAAGGCCAAGGGATCAGACACTGATGTCTCAATCAAGCTGTTACCAAAAAATTTCATTGGCCCGTCATCCTATACGCTCCAGCTGCATAATATTGTGCCCGTCAATGAAAACTGCACTATTCCCAACGTGCGAAACAATTACACGGTGACCGACAAGGCCGACGGCGCGCGCAAGCTGCTCTACGTGTCGCCCACGGGACGCATTTACCTGATTGACACCAACATGCGCGTGCAGTTCACGGGGGCGCAGAGCGCTGAAGACAAGCTGTTCAACACGTTGTTGGATGGTGAGCACATCCTACATGACAAGAGCGGCCGGTTCATCAACCTGTTTGCCGCATTTGATGTGTATTACATTGCCGGGAAGGACGTGCGTGCGCTGCATTTCGTGCCGCCTTCCGCCGAAGTGTCAGCTAGCAAGTTCCGTCTGCCGCTCTTAGTTGATGTGATCACTCGGTTGGCTGCGCGTTCCGTTGTTCGCGGTGCAGCCACATGCCCGATCCGAATTGAATACAAAAAATTCAAATACACGGGGCAGGATCAAAGCATTTTCCAGTGTTGCGCCACGCTCATGTCGCAGATTGAATCCAGTTCGTATGAGTACAATACGGACGGCATCATTTTCACGCCAGCCGATGCCCCTGCTGGCGGAGAGGCTGGCAGCGATGTCGCAGGCCCCAAGTCCAAACTCACGTGGCCGCTCTCATTCAAATGGAAACCAACCGAAGCCAACACCATTGACTTTCTGGCCACGGTGGTGAAGGACCCCAACGGGCAACCGAAAGTGACGAGCATTTACACGGACGGTGTAAATACCGCAAAAAATGATCAGATCGTGCAGTTCAAGACACTCACGCTGCGGGTCGGGTTTGACGAAAAAAAACACGGTCATTTGAACCCGTGTGAGGATGTCATACAGGGGAAACTGCCTCGCAAAGTAGATAGAAGTGATAACAGAGGCACTGGCACCAGCGAAGACTCGTACAAACCGGTGCCATTTTATCCGACAAATCCGTATGACCCGAATGCACACGCATGCAACGTGGTGCTGCGCGCAGATGCGGCGGGAAATCGTGGCATGATGCTGACCACAGAAAACGAGGTCATTGAAGACGGCACCATCATTGAATGCGCGTACAATGTGGATTCTGCTGACCCGCGCTTTCACTGGGTTCCGTTGCGCGTGCGCACCGACAAAACGGCGGAGTATCGCAGCGGCCAGAAGAACTACGGCAATGCCTATCACGTGGCCAACTCCAACTGGCACACCATACACAACCCGATCACAAAGAAGATGCTGACAACTGGGACCGACATTCCGGACGAACTGGCCGACGATGACGTGTATTACAACCGGGTTTCGTCGTCGGGTGATACGTCCACGCGCGGACTGCGCGATTTCCACAACCTGTTTGTCAAGCGCGCTTTAATTGGCGGCGTGAGCAAGCGCGGCAACACGCTCATTGACTTTGCGGTGGGCAAGGGCGGCGATCTTCCGAAATGGATCCATGCCAATCTGTCTTTCGTGTTCGGCATTGACATTTCAAAGGACAACATTCAGAATCAGTTGGACGGCGCGTGCGCACGCTATCTGGACTACTGCAAGCGGTTCAGCATCATGCCGTCGGCGCTGTTTGTCCAGGGCAACAGTGCATTGAATATAAAAAGCGGGACTGGAATCAGCGGCGAAAAATACAAGCAAATTGTAAGGGCCGTGTTCGGGGATGGGCCGAAGGACAAAGCGCTGTTGGGCGAAGGCGTGTATCGCGAATATGGCAAGGCCGAAAACGGGTTCAGCGTGTCGTCGTGTCAGTTTGCAATTCACTATATGTTTGAAACTCGTGCCAATGTGTGCAACTTTCTGCGCAACGTGTGCGAGTGCACGGAAGTGGGTGGCCACTTCATCGGCACCACGTATGACGGCGCAACCATGTTTGATGCGTTGAAGCCCTATGAAGAGGGTGACGGCATCGCCGTGTTGCACAAAGGGAAACGCGTGTGGCAGGTGACCAAGGCTTATTCCGCCACCGAGTTTCCGGATGACGAGACCTGCGTGGGATACGCGATTGACGTGTATCAGGAATCCATCAACAAGACGTTTCGCGAATATTTGGTAAACTTTGCATATTTGAAACGATTGATGGCCAATTTCGGGTTTGAGGTGGTGCCACGAGAAGATGCGTTGAAACTCGGACTGCCAGACGGAACCGGAATGTTTGAGCAGATGCATGCGCAGATGATGGCGCGCATCAAGCAGACGCCGGCGCTGGCATCTGAGTTGGGGGATGCACCAGACATGCGTGACTACGAACGCCGCATCTCCTTTTACAACCGCTATTTCGTCTTCAAGAAGGTGCGTTCCATTGACAATGCAGAGCTGGTGGTGAAGAGCCTGCTGGGCACATCCACCGCATTTGAAAAACAGATGGCGGCGTTGGAACAGGAACAAGAGGACCTGGACAAGGCCCCCCCGGTTGTTGCCCCGGTTATTGCAACAAAACCAAAGGCTAAGGCTCCTGCTGCTGCCGCTGCTGCCGCTGCTGCCGCTGCTGCCGCTGCTATTCATAAAGCCGTTGAACCGGTTGTCATTGAACAGGCTGCCACCACTGCGGTTCCAGAGAAAAAAAAACTAGCAAGGAAACCCAAAATTCAATTAATAGTTAAGGAGCAACCCGAGAAAAATAATTGAATAAAATGTTGTAAATTCCAATGATTAAAATACAATTGTAATATATTAATCATTTTTTTTAGAAAATGGGTGAAGCTGCAGCCGCAGATTTTTCGTCTGTGCATGAAAGCTGGCTCCGGCCTTCAAAGACGCGAAGTAATAAACCGCCAATTGCAGGACTGCACTTTATAAAAAGGAGCATGACACGAAAAGTAATTCAAAATCCAACCACGCGGGTTAGCATGCAATGCATGCAAGGTGAAGATGGCAATTTTTATTATATTCCGTTGGACTCATATGATCCATCACATTTAGAGATAATACATGAGATGAGCCCACTGCTTGTGAATCCGACACCATCTCAATTTGAACCGGGTGCAATGTACACATACATCATTGCATCCATCATTGCAAAGGACACTGCCACAGGCATGGACATCCAACTGGAACCAATGAAGTTGTATGCATCCAAAGCAATGAACATGTTCGAATTTGGAACAAAGCACCACCAAATTTTTTATCGCATGGCCCAAACAGACGAATTGGATCGCGTCGCGCAAGAAAAAGGCATTGCAATAAACATGCTGCAATACGGATTGCATGCATCGGGAGAAATACGCTGCATCAATGAAAACACTCTGGAGTTTAATTTTTTTTCTGGAACATACAAAATGAAACGCAAAATACCAAAAAGGCGTGCAAAATATGAAATGGCGCTTATGACTCATTTAATGCACGCAATTGACCTATCTTACAACATAAGGTTTGATTTTAAACCATTCATATTGCCAGAACTCATGCCAATTACCCATGAACAAATAAAACGATTGGAATCAAGGGGACTTCCGGTGTTTTCATTTAAGACACGAGAGCAATGCAGGGACATGCGCATTGCAATCATTCGTCATAAAAATATTGAAAAAAAAGATATGACTTATGAAGAAATGACCCAAAAATATGAACAAATAATGAATCCTCCCCCAGCTCCCGCTCCCACAAATGCTAAAATAATGAACACGGTTGATCTTATTCCATATGCCAACAAACATGGAGTGCCAATTCCAGACCCGTAAGACAAAACTGAAATGCGAAAGAGTGTTCAAGCACACATGGACGCAACCAAAGGCAAAGGTGGCGGGAATAAAAAAACAATGAAAAAAAAGGCAAAAAAATAATCATAATTCCGTGATTATCTCTCTCTCTCCTCCCACATGTGTTGGTTCAATTTGAAACACATCACAAACTAAAATTCTTTCTTCTAAAAATTTTGTCAACAATCTGTCTTTATAAAGATTTTCTATGTGATGATGACACACCCCGTCGCTGCTCATAAAATGATACAAAAATTGTTAATGTTTTCATCAATTGGGTCCTCCATGGTTTGAATTTTACATAATAAAACAAATCATCTTTAAATTAATTAATTCATTCTTTATCATCAAAAATTGATTTAAAAATAACGGTGTAATGTAATAATCAGAATCCATAAACGCAACCCATCTCATCGCAATACAATGATCATCCCTGTCAAATGCTTTACATGCGGCAACGTCATTGCCAACAAATACGAATACTATCTCAGCGAAGTGAGACGATTGAAAATGGCTCGCGGCATGGACACCGAGAAGGTCATTTATTTGACCAAGGAATACATTAACAAAACGCCTGAGGGGGAGGTCATGGACACGCTCAAGCTGAAAAAAATGTGTTGCCGCCGTCACTTACTGACACATGTAGACATTGAATGAACCATGAACCATGAACCATGAACCATGAACCATGAACCATGAACCATGAACCATGAACCATGAACCATGAACCATGAACCATGAACAATGGATTTTGATTAATTTATATCACAAAATTGATTTTTTTATGATATTATCTAATGTTTAATATATTTAATGGAACTATGTTTTAATTGTCCACATTGCAACGACACAATTATAATATATACAAATGAAATTAATTGTGGTATTTTTAGACATGCTGTTTTCAAATCAAATCTACAACAAATTAATCCACATGAAACAAAAGAATTATGTGATAAATATGTTACCGAAAATCTTATTTATGGATGTGCCAAACCATTTGAAATTATTAAACAAAATGATAATTATGTAATACAAATATGCAATTATATATAGAACAATAAAAACATCATGTTATTCTATTTTTTCTTCATCAAATGTCACGATGACATCATTTAACATGCTAGATTGGATTGGCGGTCTTTTTATAGGCACGCGATTATGCTGCAAATCGTCTTCAATGATGGACAAGCAGATGGACATGGCCGTGTACTTAAATGCGCGCGGAATAATTCCGTTTATGCAGGCAGCAATTGATCCCAATAACAGTTTAGCAGATGTGCTCATGGATTGAAATGCATGTGCAGCATATGAATTGAATGATGGGATGACGATGTGTTTCATGTTGTAAATTATTTTTGATTTAGGGCGAATGTCTGCGTTTGTGTAAGGCAAATTATGAGACATTATTCCATTGATTGTAATTCTTTGTTTGTTTTTATGTGTTTTTCGCAAACACACAAATATTTATAATATGAATCCATATTATATATACAAATAAGCAATATACAATTCAATTCATTCTATGAAAACCCGACGCAATAGACGCAGCAAAAAAGGTGGTTGGGGAGGTTGGGCGCGCACGACAGCTGTTGGTCCGAATTGGAATGGCACAAATGGAGGCAATCATTTCGCATTGAGCAAGTCGGGTGTTCCAGCAGGTGATCCCATCCCCGTTCCTGAATTTTGGGGGCCGCGCATGCAGGATGCCAACCGATTAGTTCCTACATTGAAAATCAACGCATTAAGCAAGAGCGGCGGATCTAAGCGGAGCAACAGGTCTAAGCGGAGCGACCATAAAAAGCGCATCAAGCGCAGCAGCAGCAGGTCTAAGCGCAGCAGCAGCAGGTCTAAGCGCGGAGGGTTCGTCTTCGGCGGGTTTCCGCAGGACATCCAAACCGGGTGGGACAATTTAAAAATTGGAACACAAAACATGTATCGTGGATTCATGGGAAATAATCAATTGAATTCAGCATCCCCCTGGAATCAACCCGCATTCAACACAAATGCACCTCCTGCCCCTCAAAAACTCATTGACATTGCAGCCATTCGTGCCGCAGCAAATGCGCGGGTGGCCAAAATAATTTAATTGCTGCGTCTGCGCGCAGTGCGTTTGGCACCACGGCGGCGGCGTCTGGTTCTACCTCCACCCAATTCCATGATTTCACTTTTGCGATGCATTGGCATTGGACGTTTCATCATTGTTTGGTACCAAATTCTCCCATTCGGGTACACCCCATTTTAGTTGCTCCACCGATTGGCTCCCATCCTTTTGCCATCAATTCATTTACTTGTGTTTGAATGTCCAATGTGTCATATAAATGATCATTTGCAGATACGATTCTGTATGTATTTGTGTCAGCCATATTACTTATGTTCTATTTATTTTATATATGCATATAATATAAAATAAAATCATTACAATGTCATTATATCAACATCTTTGCACCCCTGCAAAGGTGTACATTACCCTTGCCGTCGTTTACATGATTGGCGCTTATTTTAGCATGAACGAGTTTTCAAATTTCATGCAGGTGAACCAATCCAAACTGCACCCATCTTTGAATTCTTTGAATTTTAGTGTTAGCAAATCCACCAACAGCGTCACTCTTGCAAACATTTTGTTCACGCTGCTTTGGACGTGGGTTTTGAACCGTCTTTGCTCGGCTGGATACATCCGCGTGTCCTGGTTTTTGGTTCTGTTTCCTTACTTGTTCCTGTTCATTGCGGTGGCTGTCGGCATTTGGGCCCTTCTAAAAATGCACATTATCTCTCAAAAATGAATGAATGAATGAATGAATTAAGTGCAGGCACAAGGCTGCCATCGCCTAAACCGATGATTGAACGCGCACGTCATGCGAACGCACTTGTTCAAATCCACAAACTGGTTTTTGTTCTTGTCCTTGTCAACAAATTCGTCTTCATCATCGCTCTCTTCCAATGCATCCAAATTTCGGTTTTCTTTGATGTTCCTAAATATTGAATTCATCATGACACTGGTTTTGTAATTCGGGATGTGTGCAATCATTGTTTTATCCGTGATAGTATCATCCTTGTTGTGCAAAACATAATATATGTCATTTTGGGCATCCGGCTTTAGAAGGAATGTACGCAGCGACTGGATTGAGTGGGATTTTGCAATGGGCATGGGCATGGGCATGGATGTGGCTGTTGTGGCCATGACTGTTGCGGCCATGACTGTTGTGGCCATTGTGGTCGTCATGGTCGTTGTGACATGTGATTGTTTTGGAAAAAATGATTGAGACGGCCGTGGTTGCGGTTGTTGAGGCGAATGTGACTGTTGCGGTTGCTGTTCTGCTAAATGAATCAGCAAATTTTTATATTCAGAGCAAGCCCGTTGCAAAAATCGGTGTTGAATGCAAAACACTTCATACGATGTTATCTTCATCGCATCATTTAATGCGTCATTGAATGAGGTGTGCATGATTGGCATGAAGAACTGCAATTGCGCCGCTTCCATTTTGCATTTTTTCAAAGAATCAAAAAAATCAATGAACCGGTTCATGCTCCCATCATTTTGTGGTTTTATTCCGCAAAAATAATGCACATTCTCCACGCTGAATCGTTTTTTGTCATACATGTAGGTTCCATACAATATTGTGCCTTCGCCGTGATACCAGGCGTCATCCATGCACGGCATGGTCAGCATGCGAACGTCATCAAATGACACTGCTTCCAGTTGTTTTGGTTGATTGGGTTGATTGGGTTGTTTGGGTTGATTGGGTTGATTGGGTTGATGATAAGGACGCTTTGCAATTTGAAACATCCAGCACTGCTTGTTTGTAAACCACAGTGCACATTTTTTTCCTTTTGGAATTACAGCATATATATCCGCTAAAAATTTCTTATGAACGTGATTTTCATAATAAATTTCATGTGCATTTGTGAATCGTTCTAGCACAATCAATTGGAATTCATTCAGTTTCTTGATCCGGTTGCCTGGGGGCTGCATTGCGTTGTGTTGTGCTGCGTACATTGCAATGTGCCCCACACTTTAATATGATTTCAACCAATCATTAATCATTGATATGCCGACCCAATATCTATGAAATTTGAATTGGATTGTGGATGTGGTTCTGGTTCTGGTTGTTGTGGTTGGTGTTGCGATTGTGGTTGCGACTGTGGTTGCGGCACATTAAGTTCTTTCAAATAACGCTTCAATTCATTTTTCATTGCGGCATTTGCATGTGCCACATCATTTTCTGCATTGCCATTGGATTCTTCATTGTTCATTCGCAGCTCCCTAAACAAAGTATCATACTTTTGTTGAGGACGCTTCACCATGTCCTTCATTTTGGGAACCGTCAAAGTTTCTTTGAAAAAACAATACAAATGGTGCAATAAAAAAATGATCACAAATGACACAATCACAACCTGAACAATCCAAAACATGAATTAAATAGTATAAATGATTAGATTAGGTTATATTTACATAGTTTTTGCGGATTTACAACGTATCACAATGCAATGCAATCAAATCAATCAAAATGCGATCAGTCAAATGTTAATAAAATATATGAAATAAACTATTTAAACCCATGAATTAAGATAATGTAATCAATATAACCACAGTTTCTCTCACATCCAATGCCGTCAAATCCAAAACCTGCTGCAGGATCAGGACCGGTTTCCATTATAGTTGTGGAACGCAATGGAGATTTGCGCGCTTCTCAAATTGATGCGTACACCCCGCTAGAATTGTGCAAAAAATGCAAATACAAAACCTCATCCGGATTTGAAATTCGCGCAGAATGGGCTTATTCTGGACCGACTGCCGCGGATGAACGGTTTATGGTGGAGCTGTGGGCTCGTGAGGATGGCAATGCGGGGCAAGAAAATAAATATGAATTTCCACCACCGGTGGACACCATTCTATTTTTTGGAGCATGTGCGCTGGTGGCCAAGGACATGTCATCGCAGCATCGGGTCATTCCGCTAACTCTGGAAAAATGGGACAAAATGTATGATTTTTTGTTCGGTGGATTTGACACTTTGGTCAATTGCGAAGACGATGATAATGAAGAAGATGAACTGGATTCAATTCCTGCGCACCGAAAAACAAAGGATGGATATTTAAAAGATGGATTTGTGGTGGACAACAGCGGAGATGATGACGCGGATGATGATGATGACGACGATGATGATGAGGAAGACGAGGATGATGAAGATGAGGATGAGGACGAAGATGAGGATGAAGATGAGGACGCGGATAACAATAACCCGAACGATGATGATGCGGACGACGACGCTAACGGGGTAGGATCTGGATCTGGATCTGGATCTAGATCCAAATCTAAGATCGGGTCCATTGCAAAAGGCAAACCGTTGCCCAAACGACGTGAAAAAAAACAAGAAGTTTTGGTTGACACTTCATCTGAATTAGGCGAAGAAACATATGAATATTTGGATGATTAATTGAATGACGCATTGATCGTGCAATATATAAAATAAACCCAATGAAAACAACATAAACCGTTTGCACATTAATGTTATAATCTTAGTTCAGACGCGCACACGCATTCACATATTCACATAAACCCATCTCATGTCGTATTATTTTGAGTTGCCCAAATTGCACAATTTAAATATTCCAGTGGAAGAAGAGGATGGTTCTGCGCATGCATCTGCCTCACTATTTGAAATTTCTTCATTGCCTGCAACCACTGCATCTACAATGTTGGTTTCTCACACGCTAAACATGTATTTGTGTGAAATCAAGGCGCAAATTGAAGAATGCGGAGAAGAAGTTTGGGATTCCGTTAAAAAATACACAAACCCGTATGAGTTCATTCACACCGCAATACCAAATTGCAAAACATACGCGGTCAGCAAACTGCGCCCGTTGTCACGGTCATTTTACAAGATGATTGAAATATATGTCACATTTTTCAACTCGTCGTTCGAACTTAAGCGCATGACATCGTTTCATTTGGCGGAAGGCCCAGGTGGATTCATAGAAGCCCTGGTGCACATTCGGTCCAGGCAATTCCCCGACACTCAGGCCGACGTGCATTACGGAATGACGCTGTTAAACCAGGACGCTTCCTGTCCCGGATGGAAGAAAAGCAAAGGGTTTTTGGAAATGCACCGAAATCGGGTCTGCATTGAAACCGGTGCAGACGGAACGGGAAACATCATCTCATTGAATAACTTTGAGCACTGCGTGTCCAAGTATCAAAACACGTGTGAACTCATAACGGCCGATGGAGGGTTTGATTTTTCGTGCGATTTCAACAACCAGGAATCTATGGTGTCTCGCCTGCTGGCCGCGGAAATGGGGTTTGCACTGGCATTGCAAAAATCGGGTGGGCATTTCATCTTGAAGGTGTTTGACACATTCACCAAACCCACGATTGACATATTGTACGTGTTGTGCAACCTGTACAAGGAGGTGTTTGTGTCAAAACCGTGCACCAGCCGACACGCCAATTCGGAACGGTACATTGTGTGTAAACATTTCCGGCTGAAAACGTCAGATGCGCTGCTGCCCCACCTGCGCACTATGTTCAAACAGTTGGAGGAATTTCCACAGAATTCCGCAATGACATCCATTCTGCCAGTGGAGCATGATTCGCATTTTTTGAACAAGATTGAGGAATGCAATGCCATCATTGGGCAGCAACAGATGGAAACAATCAATGCAACCATGCACTTAATTCTAAACAGGGTGCACGCGGAGAAACTGGAATCTATGAAACGGCATAATGTGATTAAATGCATCAGCTGGTGCGATAAGCACGGAATACCGTGCAATAAAATCATTCAGCAAAACAACATTTTCTTGAAACATTGATAAGGGACGTTTAACCCCTGGCAATAAATTATTACAAATAATGCATTAATATTAATATAAAACTTATATTATTGTTTATATTAATACTCAATTTGTAAATATTAATTCACCAAACATGCAGTCTACATTTCAATTGCTATATAAGACTGTTAGTTCTCGCCGAAAAAAAGAACGATTTGAGACCATTTTGGAACCGCTGCAAGCCATTCTTCAAATTGCGTTGCTCACGTTTTACCCCGTGGGAACCAAGTTGACCATCCAAAACAACATCATGACGCTGCAACCGCCCAACTACTCGCAATCCATGGCGCGCTGGTACAACAACGACACCAAGGAAGACCTGTATTTTTTATTCAACGTGTTTCACCGCTTCAAAAAGTTTTATGCGCATTACAAGGCGGACACCGCTGTATCGGTGCAGCACCGGTTATATGCACTGCTAATTGACATGTCCAAGGCTGGCATAAACAAACTGATACGAACTTACGCACAAACCGACAAGCCGCATATCTTGCAGACGCTGACCATGTATAAGTTCATACTGGACGACCAGCTGTCACCAGACATCATGACGCTGCCCCCAAATACAAATGCATCAAAACCTTATAAAATGAAGCCCATCACAAACGACGACGATGACAACAGTTCGGTGGGAGGGAAAGAAATGACTGGGTCCAGTAACACGGTGGACGACATTTTTATAACCATCGTGGACATTTATACGCCCGAGATGCTGAATATTGCATACAATACACTGCTTTTGATGCAGGACAATGAATCCAATTACCAAGCCTATGCCGACGGGCTGAACAAAATCATGGAGCCCACCTGCATTCAGGTGAAAAAATGGATTGACGAGCACATCGTGTACTAAGTGGGGGATGACAAGCGCCCCCCACACCCCCAACATATGGGACATAAATTCTTAAGGGAAAGGTTCAGATCAGGGAACTACGTCCAAGGCACGTCTCGCAAAGGCACGTCTCGCAAAGGCACGTCTCGCAAAGGCACGTCTCGTGCCGAGCCGTTGTGTGCCGAGCCGTTGTGTGCCGAGCCGTTGTGTCCCCGAACCCCTCCTCATATTGTCAAAGGGGATTTGCCCCCCCCCATCCTATATAACATAGGGGGTTTGAGGGGGGCGCTAGTCGCCCCCTTGCAGTTTGATACTGGATTCTGTGTGTCGGTTGGTTTCCAATGTGCCTTTGATGCGCCGGCCAAATTCGGGGAACACGATATTGATCTGTTGGGGTTCCCCGTTTTTAACGTAGTCCTGGATTTGCAGCATGAGCGCCTTTACGGCGGCGAATTTGGATGCATACAGATTTAGTTCGGACAACTTTTCCAATATGGGCTTCACCTGCGCTTGCCGCTCTGCCTTTGTTCTATCAGATGATAATGATGATGATGATGGGTCCATGATTCAAATGATCAAAAACTCAAATGTTATGTCCAAATATTATATAAACGTTATTTATAATATTTAACTGCTTTTCATAAGAAATGTCATTGTTTTATCTCCTGAATCGTTTATTTGTTTTTCCAACATAATTGATTTTGGTGATTGTGTGTTTATACGCATTAGAATTTTGTTTTTCCTTTTGCAATACATTTTGCAACAAAGGATAGTTTCTAATAGTTCTATTGTTAAATTTCGCAATAAAGTAATTATTAGTCAATCTATTGTGAGGAAGTTTTCTTTTACTGTATTGTATATTGCGCAATTTGATGATATCATTATTCATGCTATTCGCATTTTTTTTAGTTTCTTCATTCATTTTCAATATTATGTTTTTTCTCTCTTCATAAGTGTAATTGTTCGTGTATAAATGTGCTACAACATTTTTTGGATTTAATGTTTCAACATTCATGTTGTTTATTTTTATTATGTAGTGTTTTTCCATTAAAATATTGTATAATAATTCCCCATTGTATTTTTCATAGTGAACACCTCTCAGTCTACCAACAAATTTGTATGCTTCTATCAATTTATCATTCCACTTAATGCAATGATATTTACTTATATGTGTTTTTTTATTTGGCATGTTGTAACCCAATGCGTTTTTTTCAAAACAAACAATGTTATTATCAAACGTAATAGTTTGCGTAATGGCAATGATTTTTTTATTCATAATGGTGTTGATTTCCGGATTAATTAATTCAATGGGAATATTTCCTTGGTCCGTGGTAACAGGTGTGCCAGCTGGAAAACAAATTGGAACAATGGCCGTAGGAATGGGAGATGGTGGCGTTTGAACCGACAAATACCTAGCTAAAATAAATTCTACATCGCCGCTAATATCACTAAACTCTCCCATTGAGCCGCCTACCAGAATTTTTCCATCTGTTTGTATAGCAACAGAATATCCAACCTCCTGCATTGATCCAGGTAATATAGTTCCAGGTACTATATCTTCAAGTATTAATCCATTGCCATTTATACCAAATGTTAAATCTAATGAACCATTCACATTGTATCTAGCTAAAGAAAAACTCGCATTGAGCGAAGTTGCTGTATTAAAATAACCACCACCCAATACTATTTTTCCATCTGTTTGAATCGCAACTGAATACCCATTTAAATTAAGATTTATAACTGATGTTATAACTGTACCGCCAGTTCCAAATGAAGTATCTAACGTGCCATTATTTCCATCTAATCTGGCTAATGCATAGGATAAAACCTGAGATGCTGGAAACGGTGCGGTGGTGATAGAGGTACCTGCTAATACAATCTTACCGTCTGGTTGTACTAACATGCTTCTTGCTTCCTGTACCGTTAATGATAAAAAGGCAGGGATAACAGTTACTCCAAGACTTCCAAAACCGAGTACTGGATTTCCTCCATTATCAAATTTAGCCACAATAAATCTATAACTGGGAGTAGTTATTCCTTGTCTTCCTGCTAAAAAATAGTTTCCAGACCCTATTTCTAAAGAAAAACCAAATTCATCGAGCCCAGTAAAATTCTGTGCTACTAAACCATTTATACCGAACGACGTGTCTAATACTCCATTTAAGTCAAGTCTTACTAGAATAAAAAAAAATGTAGGAGTTGGAGAAGGGGGGATAACTCCCCTCGCATATCCACCTATAACTATTTTGTTTGGACCAACGCTTGTGTCTATTTGCACTGATTCAGCATAACATTCGGTAAAAGCATTTGATGGATATGATGTAGTAAACATAGATGGCGTTATAAAAATGTATCCGACGCCAGCAAAAGTAGTATCTAAATTTCCGATTGAAGTGAATCTTACGGCAAATGCTTGAAAAAATACCCCAGTATTGTCTAATATATAACCACAAACAACTATTGAACCGTTGGATTGGATTGCTAAACTATTGGTAGTTATGCTGGGACCTACCACTAGAGTAGTTGTTTGAATTAAAAAGGTTGCTAATCCACTCGTTCCAAAAGAATTATCTAATGTGCCATTAGTATTATAACGACATACTGCTACATATGAATTCACTGATGGTATGGTCGGGTAATCCAGAGTATTGCCAGCCATAACAATTTTACCGTCTGTTTGTAATGCTATTGCTCTTGCATAGCTTTGATTTGGAGGAATAAAATTAAAACCATTGGTAACAAATCCAAATGGTGAATTGAATGTGGTGGTGTCTAAGTCACTCATGATTTATATAGTATACACATATATGCTTAAACTAATATAAAAAAATGTTGCAATAATGTTGCAATACTTGCCTAAACTCATGCACACAGTTGGTTTACACAAACAGTTGGTTTACACAAACAGTTGGTTTACACAAACAGTTGGTTTACACAAATATGAAATTTTCATGTGCCATGACTTTGCGCAGCAGTTCGTGATCAATGATTTTGTTAACGTTGACATTGGCCGGAAACTGCTTCAACTTAACATGGGTCATGTCAAACATTTCGTCAATTGAAGTGATGGCCGCGTGATCAAACTTCAAGCGCGGATTGATTGTGCCACAGTTGTGATGCAGCCAGGTGTAAAAGTCGGTGGCCACGATGTCGTTCGTTTCAGCAGCTTCTTGAATGCATTTTTTGTATTGTTTGAACAGTTTCAGGGTGAGTTTCAAATGCAATTGCGAATGTGAATGTGAATGTGATTGCATTGCAGTGGCACTTGTGGGGGTGGCACTGATGCTGGTGCTGGTACTGTGACAATTGTAATCGGTTCCTGAAACCACGCAAATTTGGCGAAATTCGGTCATTGTGATTCCCAGCAGATTCAGAATTTGTGACATGTCATACATTGTAAAGGTTTCATCTATCAAATTCAAATGCCGCAACACGCGCGGACATCCATACACAAACATGTCGGTGTCATCGGACATGCATGCATGCGCTTTGCGTTTTAGCACCATTTGCGCGCACATCGCGTCTGCCTCGCCGGGAGCCACGATGTAATTAACACCGAGTGCCTGCATCAAGGATTTGACGCGTTCCAAATCTGCATCATGCAACCGAATGAATCGGCGCTTCAACACCTTCAGCAAATGCTCATCGTCCGGATTTCGGCAGCGAGTCAACTCCAGCTGCACCTTCACCTTGTTGTAATGCATTTCTGCAACCCGTTTCAATTGCTGTCGCTTGTTCAAAAGGTTGCGCTTTTTGTCCGGCGGTTTGCCGTCAAATATGAACACGGGCACAATGCCGTGCATTTGAAACAGCGTGATCAGGGTGTACATGTTTTCCAGCAGCGCTTGGTTTGCAAGGAACTGATATATGTAGATGCTGGCATCTACGACAACGACCTTGCCAGCCAGGTCGGCGAATGAAATGGGTTTGATTGCTCCCGGGCACTCCCGCCTGACAAATTGGTTCAAGTGTTTGATGCCCATTGTGATATGAAATGGTTTGGTTCGTGTCATTGAAATTTAGTGAAACATTTCAAATCAATTTTTCACTAAAATTAGGCGATAACGCCCATAACTGTGTCGGGTCACTCGTTTTGGGCCCCTCGCATCTGGCTATGGCTACTCGTTTTGGGCCCGGGGCGTCGTCATGCGCATGGTTGCACCCAGCACATCCATGTCTGGATTCATGGGCGGGTCAGGGCACAGGTGCTTGCAATGATGCAGCATTTCCATGAACCCGTTGAAATTGGCCGGAATGGTGCGAAACTGCATAATGTTGGCTCGGGGTTTCACTGCTGTTGTGGGGTTGTTTTTGTAGCACCACGCCAAAAACACATCGGGGGAATTGAGCAGGGCGCATGTCATCACGTAATACGCAAACACGTTGGTGTTTTCACGGTATTTTTCGGCCACGATGGCTCGGTTCTCCTTCGTCGGATTGCACATGACGGCACACGGGATGTCCATGTAGCGCATGATTTGGGCAAATTGCTGCAGAGCAAATTGCGCATCCCGATGCAGACCATCCATGACGCATTCGCTAAAAGCGTTGAGCTTCAGATTTAAAATGGGGTTACCACCCCTACCCCCACTGAATTTGGATTTGGATTCATCGTTAGGTGAAAAACACGCAAAACACACGTTTAGTACGCGGGCCCATATCTCACAATACGTTTCATAAACCCGCACGGGGGTTGCAATGGCATACGTTTTTTTCAGCATGACCTGCATGGCGGCATCCACGCCCGGAGGCATGTCGGATTCAATGAACGAGAGCCCAAATGCGTGAAACAACTCGTGAATCAGCACCTTGAACCACTCCTGCTTGCGGTACACCACAAGGTCGTTGTTTCGCGCACAATGATACGTGAGTCCCGTGTTGGCGTGTTCAGCTTCAAGCGCCTGCCCCCGTGTGACTGGAAACAGCTTCTTAAATTTCGTCATGTAAATGAAGATGTTCAGCGTGGCCGAACACGTGCTTCGGGAGGCGTGCATTGAAACCAGGTGCATCAGCGCACACACACGCTTCGCATGCGCCAGCATTTTTTTCAAATCAGGGCTGGGAGTGTTGAACACGACGAAATGCAGCACAATGGCGCGACGGTCCAAAACAGTGAATTGGTATGTTATGACCGTGCTTTGTTCATTCAATATGTGGTGCTGGATTTCTTCAGGAAAGTAGGTGCTCTCCATTGATTCGGATCCCGAAGACAGCAGCTGCTGTCGCATGTCGGCGGGCAACGGCAACTTTCTCCACGAGTCAATCGGCTTCACGGTGGGTTCCAATTGTTTTAAGTTGCACTCAGCGTGGGCGTGCTGCATGTCTGAATACAGCCCGTGAAACACCTTGTGCAGGGTCTTAGCATTGGACGAATCAAAATCCATTGATAAATGATGAATATAATGAATATATTGATATATTGTATTTTCATTATATTTGAATTTTAGTTATAATATAGTCGTCATTAATGTGATGTTTTGTTCATGCGCGCCACTTGCTCCTGACGCAACCGGTGCCGAACGCGCATCAGCTCGGTGCACACGGCGGGTGGTTTGCCGCGCCTAAAGTGCACCAGTTTGGCATTGCGCGTGTTCAAAAGCATATCCGTCAAATAGGAATTTTGGCTGTATTTTGCGTGTTGTGCATCTTCGCGCTCCTTTTCTTCGCGTGATCCATAATCCGCGTCCATTTTTATGTCCTTGTATTTGTCGTCATTGGCCGCGCTCTTTGCCAGCGTCGGACTCTTTGACAGATCCGAATCGGAATCCAGAGAGAATTGCAGATAATGCTTGGGGTGTTCCTTGCGGAACCGGCTGCCCTGCAAATAGTGCTCCAGCGTGCGCCACTTGTGGTCATCTAAAGTGAACAGTGCCTTGTCTCGGTCGTCGCCAGGCGGTTCCCAAAAATTGGACAACATTTTGCGCCACTGCGGCGACTCTTTTGCGAGCTCGGCGTATTTGGGAATATCAGCGCGCTCAATCGTTTCCCCCGAGCCCGTGCCCGGCAGCGGCTTGTCCATGCTCTTGCTGTAAAACTGGAACACGGTGGCGTCGTCGTACAACGGCGCATGAGATGATGATGATGATGCATGAGTTAAATGGGATGCAGGAGAGTGGACCGCTTCGTCCTCTTCAATGCCTTTCAGGCCCAGCTCCTCCTCGCGGAACGTGCGGAATTGCGGGATCAGGTAATATGGCCCCGCATTTCGCTCCATGCATTTTTCTATTACCATGATTTTAATATCATACGGAATCTCTCGGAATGTGAAGAGCGCTTCGCCTTTGTAAGTGATTAGTCTGTAGTGCATGCCCATATGATCCGCCATCACATAAAAGTCCGGCTCAAATGAACCCTGGTCTTGCAGCACGCGGTCGTTCAGCTGGCCGCACTGCAGCACCCCGCCCATTTCCCCCGCATGGAATCGCTCGGACGAGAGAATGATGAGTTTGATGTGCAGCACGCGCTCCAGCGTGGAAATGGCCCATGTGTCGGCCCAAAACGCACACGATTTCAGCATCTCTCGGAAATCTGCCAGCGTGTTCACATTCTTCATGAAATGAAAATCATGCAACAGCTCTTGACTGAGCGCCAGTTCGGATTTCAGACGCTTGAACCGCGCAGCATTGCGGCGGGACTCGGCAATGATGGCCTGCTGTTCCTTGGCATCTGTGGTGCGATCCCGCCGCTGCTTCAACTTCTCATTGGCAGCCACCAACCCGCGCATCTCCTCCCTAGTAGTGGCAATGGAATCCGCCGTAATGGTGTATTGATCCCTGTACCCTTGAAACACTTCTTCGGTCGCTTCTGCTGCTAGTTTACGACGGAGTTCAGGCACTTCCACGTATTTACCACGGGTGCGGAATGCGTCACGAATCACCGCAAACAAACAGTCGCCGCCGGCTTCATTGTCCGTTATGCCAAAGTTGTTGTTCTGCATGTGCGTCTGTATCCATGGCTGGTTGGGCAGCTTCTTATATTCGGCATGCTCCCCTTGAGCGGTCTCTTTGGTTTGCGCCGGCAGTGAAAGCGCCTTCATCTTGGAACGCAGGGCATCTGCTGCCTTGTCTTCTTGAAGGGCGGCCTGAGCCAGCACTTCTTGCACTGGTTCTTCTGGTTCCGCGGCGATTATTTCTTCATTGACGTCTTCTTTCTCTTTCTCTTTATCTAACACAATTTCCGTAACGGGTGCGGTCTTACCGCGACTGTCGGCCTCCAACATGCCGGCCGTGACAAATGAGTAAATCAGCGGGTGCGGCAGTTTGTCAATGTCTAAATCATCGTCGTCATCTAACACTTCACTGGCTTGGTCGGCACGGATTTCAAACACGCCGATCTGTTTTGTAACCCGGTCATCCGTGTTAATTAAATACATAGGATAATATATGATATCCTTCTTATCGGTTTTTCCGCGGCCGATTGCAATGCGCACTTCTTTGCCTAAAAGCTCAATTTCATACATGGTGGCATCATAGTCGGCGTCATCCCGCTCCAACTGCTTGTACTCCCGATAATTGATGTCTGGATTTAGTTTTGAACGAACCATAATGAGAGATAATGGACAATGGATGCAATAATTGATGTTATATATTGCATGCATTATAAATTTACATTTATTCTGTTTATTTGTCATTTGTTATATTATCCTTTTTTAAAACAACACATTAGGTAACACTTTGCGAATGTCGCGATTCCGAAGACAACCCCCGCAATAATCAACACCACGTATTGTATTGGCATATCAATCAATTAATATATTAATGCGATAAATAATATAATGACACGTCGTTGTTGTTAAATATAAATTCAATGCGTGTGTTAATATTTGGAGGGAACGGCTGGATCGGACAACAGTTTGTGTCGGTGTTAAATGCATCAAATGAATCAAATGAATCAAATGCATCAAACCAGTCACTAGAATATCGGATTGCAGCGACTCGGGTTGACCTGGATCACATTGCAGATCTGGAACAGGAAATGGATGCATTTGCGCCCACACACGTGATATCCTTCCTTGGACGCACGCACGGAGAGAATTTCACAACCATTGATTATTTGGAGCAGCCCGGAAAGCTGGTGGAAAATGTGCGCGACAATTTAATGGCGCCCATCATTCTTGCGCAGCTGTGCACGGATCGCGGCATCCATTACACGTATCTGGGAACCGGGTGCATTTTCAATGACACGGATCCTTACATTAAAGCATTCAAAGAAACGGACGCGCCCAATTTTTTCGGGTCCGGCTATTCCATTGTCAAAGGGTTCACGGACCGGTTCATGGCGTGGCGACACGGCCAAAAAGGGGGACAATCAGGCACACAACCAGGCCAATCCATTCTGAACCTGCGCATTCGCATGCCGATTGTGGGCGAAGACCACCCGCGCAACTTTATAACCAAAATCACGCACTATGCAAAGGTGTGCTCCATTCCAAATTCCATGTCTGTTTTACCCGAGCTACTGCCCATGGCGTTGGAGCTCATGCGCTCGGGCTATGTCGGCACGCTGAACTTCACCAATCCCGGCGTCATCAGCCACAACGAGATTCTGACATTGTATAAACAGCACGTTGACCCTGAGTTCAAATGGCACAATTTTTCATTGGCGGAACAGGATGCCGTTCTGGCATCCAAACGCTCCAACAACTGGCTGGATACGCACGAGCTGCAGCGCCTGTTTCCGAACGTGAAACCGATCCAGACCTCAGTAGAAGATCTGATGAAAACGTATAAACGCATTCCTTTGGACGGGGAACCAAAGTTCAACGCAGTCGCTGCGCTTGATGCATTTGGCCCCGAACCACTTACCCACCCCCATGCCTTAAGCGTTGGGGGTGTGGGGGGTGCTTGTCGCCCCCCAATAGAAGATGCCGAGACAACGACAATTTTGGTGACCGGTGGAGCGGGATTCATCGGGTCTCATTTCATCAACGCGTTGTGGCCCCAATACAAGCACATTCGCATTGTGAATGCGGATGCGCTGTATTATTGCGCAGATGTGAACAACGTTGCCGAACACATTCGCAGCGATTCGCGCTACGTGTTTGTGAAGTGCAATCTGCGAAATAAGGACGAAGTTGACAGTGTATTCAGCGTATTTGACGTCACACACGTGCTGCATTTTGCTGCCCAATCCCACGTGCAGACGTCGTTTACGGATGCTCTGGAATACACGATGGACAATGTGTTGGGGACGCACAATTTGCTGGAATCCGCGCGACTGAATTGTCCCCGGCTCAAAAAATTCATTCACGTCAGCACCGACGAAGTGTACGGCGAATCCATGATTTTAGGCGATGATGTGAAAAAAACAGAGCAGTCCATCCTGTGCCCGACTAACCCCTACGCTGCCACCAAAGCGGCGGCCGAGTTCATTGCGCAGTCGTATTATCACAGTTTCCGAATGCCGATCATCATCACGCGTGGAAACAACGTGTACGGTCCGGGACAGTACCCTGAAAAGGTCATTCCCCGCTTCATCCATCAGCTGCGTGAAAATCAGCCGGTGACGATACAGGGAGACGGGTCCTGCTTGCGCGCGTTCCTGCACGTGAGCGACGCGGCTTCGGCGTTCATGACCATTCTGGAGAGCGGAGGTGTGGGCGAAATTTACAACATTGGGTGCGATGAGGGCATGGAATACAGCATCATGGACATTGCACTCTTACTCATAAGATCAATTAAACATTTTAATTTGGATGATGATTCGGTTTCGGCGTGGATTCAATACATTGAAGACCGCCCTTTCAATGACATGCGATACTATATCAGCAATTCCAAACTGAAAGCGCTTGGGTGGCGCATTCACGTCAATTTTGAAGACGGAATTCGGGATTTGCTGAATAAATGATAGATTGACAATGGAATTCGGACTTCATTCAAACGGCGCCGATTCACGCTGCATGATCGCCAGTTTTTCATCCAGCGTCATGTGTCGGGTTTGATTCAGTGGGTCGTCCTCATTCGGGTCATAATTCGGATCGTCCAATGAGCCCTGGTTCGCAAAGAACGCATCCATGACTGACACCGCTTTGCTCATGGGATCCGCATTGCCTGGGACGTTCCATTCTTCAACACAAATGAGGTCCTCTTCAAAGTGATTTTCAGGATTCGGATCGTTTTTGTTGATTGATTTTTGCGGAATCCATGAACTGACGAACCACCGCGTGTATCTGAACGGTCGCCCAGAATTCGTGCGGTCCGATTTACCGGATTCGTCACGTCGCGTCCGATGCACCCAGATGGGAACCCGAAAACTGCGGTTTGGACTGGGGTCGTCTTTGGCTCGTTCATACGCCAATCGGAACCGCCAAATGGGCGCCAGTATTTTATGCAGGGCTTGACGAAAATATGGCGCGCATGCGGTGCAGAAACGATATCCCTCTTTGAAATTTTCAGTGAATTCGCCGTGGATGTCGTCGCTTGACACCTGCATGTCGCCGCACAGGTAGCACTTGCGCGCAAGGATGAAGCACATGTAGAGTGGTGGCGGCAGAACACCCGCGCCATACCAGTCAATCTCGGATTTGTCATACATGACCGGATCAATTGTGCGATGGGGCAACTCGCTGTTTCCCAGACGGTGCTGCGTAATCAATTTGGAGCGGTCGCACAGATGCATCGGCGTATTGGACTGCAGCGGTACTACATAATTGTTGTCATCCGGCACGTCCACCACTTTGACGACTGAATACGTTCCGTCAGGTTCTCCTGGCATTTGATAGAGGGCATAGGATGCCGGAATTCCGTGAATGTCTGTGTTGGATGCGCTCATGTTGCTGGATTGGAGGGGATTGGAGGATTGGATGGCTTGATTGCATGGATTACATCCATTGTTTTAAGTTGTTTCAGTAAATGTAAATGTTAAATGCAAAACGGGTATTTGTATTTATCTAGGCGCAGATGCATAACTTACCATCAATCAATATTTATATTTCTCCTATTTCCTCTATTTCCTTTTGTAAACACAAGCTGAAAGTCGGTCCATAAAGAATTTCTATAGTTCGCAAACATTATGTCATTTAAAAATGTGATATTGTAATCTGCCGGAGACTTGTTGCTGAACGTAAAATCAACGTTCGCATAAAGTGGCAATAATGACCCTATATTCCACTTATTGGCGATTATTTTCCTGGACATTTCAACCTCCTTGTTGCAAACAGCGTCAACTAATGTTGTTGCGTGATTTGTCATGCTGAATATTTCGCAATTGATCAAATACTCCAAAGTAAGTTTATCCATTGAAAAAATATAGGATTGGACGTGGGCCAAAGTTGATGGGTTCGGGTTCATTGCATTTATGGTGCTTCCAAACAATTTTACGTTGTCCTTCAACCCATTTATGTAAATGTCTGTCCATTTGCATTTAATGTGCGAGGGAATGAATGGGCCTATTGCAGACGAATTCACAAATATAAAATTATCATATTTTTTATAAATATTGTTTATCAGCAGCGCTTCGCTCCAGCCGCCAAAGTCGTACCCTACATTCTCTCTAAAAAGGCGGTACACATTTTTAATATTTGGAACCGGGAATGATGTCATGGTTTTGCCATTTGATATTATGACAAAATCCACGTTGTCGTCTTTGAAAATGCATTTATCAATGAAATGCTTCACTCTATGGTTGTAAATGTGAAAAACATACAACACGAGCAATTTTTTCATATTTATTATTTGTATATTCATGAAAACATACAACATATATTTAAATTAAAATGAAATAAAATAATGTTTTGTGAAGTTGAACCCATGACATGTGCATTTAACCTGTGATTTTATCAATGTTTCAATGCGGACAACGGGTGCCATTGTCCGTCCGAGTCGTCATTATACTGAAAATGCGGGTCGGACCACACGTTGGTTGAAGAGGAATCGTTGGATAAAACTTCGTTGCAATGCAGACGGGCAAACTGGCGCAATGTGTCAAACGCAACCCCATCTGGGGTGCGAATGATGCGATTGGTGTCCGCATCAAACCGGGCAAACCATTCGCTCCATTCATGGTTTGCCCGGTTTGATAAAATCATGTGCCGCAACCGCATGCCGTCCTTTAAGTGTTTGAGCTGATTTTGTTTGCCGATGCTGCGCGGGTGTTTGAATGCGCTAATGCTGCTATTGCCACTTGAAATGCTCTCCGTGTCATCATCGTCAAAAACATCCATGCAATGGTTGGGCTCTTGAATTTGTTGATGCGTTTGTTGATGCGTTTGTTGCTGCGTTTGTTGCTGGTCGTGCATTCTTGCAACAGCAACCGCTTCTTTGACATAGAGGGTTCCATAGTACCAAATGCAGTCATTAGTCTCAAACATGGTTGAAACTGGCTCTGGTGCTGGTGCAAAAAACCAGCTTTGAGGCACAAATCCACTTAAATAACTCTGGGTTTTTTTTAAACCATGAAAAATGGGTTTGTGCGCGTGTGTGGACTTTTGCACACCTCTTGCATGTTTGAAAAAAGATGGCATTGTTGTTATGATTTTTATAAATTTGATAGTATTAATTGTGATTTATTGCACATTCTTTATGTGTTTATTTGGATTATGATTTTATAATTAGTTCACATGCTCATGCGCACTCTTGGCACATATTGTCGGAGTGAGCTTACATCGCCCCCCTGCATAGCAACGAGCTGCGTTTCATGGGACCATTCCGTTTGCATGTATCCAGTGTCATTGTCCCAACGTTCAATCAACTCTCGGAAAACAAAGAACGAGAAGCCCTGAAACATGGGATGCATCATTCGTATGTCTTCAATACGTCCAAATTTGTAGCGAAATGCACGAGAGGAGTCGCGCAATTCAATTATGTAATGGCAGTTTAAATTCTGGGCGCCAACTTCAATCCTATTGTAATCGCTCTCTCGGTTCGGAATGGTGTGAAGACTGTTGGTTCCCATAAAAGTGCACCTCGGATTGTTGCGACAATAATGCTCTGCGTGAGCAGTCACAACATACATCATGTGATCATGCATGGACTGTTCCTCATTGGTTAAATCCATTTCTTGTAATGTCATCCAGGCTCCTTGGGCTTGTTCCACTTGATACGAAAGTTCAAATGCTTCCGCTTCTTCTTCATCTGCTACTGCTTGCTCTTGCGCTGCTTGCTCTTGCTCTGCTTGCGCTGCTACTGCTTCATCTTCATACAATGGGGCACGACACATTGGACATGTGGCCTTTGGATTCGCCTTGTGCCATTTCAGCAAACACGATATACAGAATAAGTGCTTGCATACTGTATATGCATGATTGGCGCCGACTGATAACGAATTGCTGCAAACGCCGCATTCGCCAACGATTTCTTCAGATTTCTGGGGTTCGGTCATATTTTGAACTGGACGATGATGTTGTTGCTCTTATAGCTGTTGCTGATGTGGTTTGTTGAAATTCAATTTTTATGGTTTTCTTTTGAAAATTAGTTTAAAACCAACTTTATTAATGTTATGAATAAGCATACAATCCATTATTCATATTATTTGTATATTTGCAATTTCTCTCCATCCATGCCCATGACAACTCCATTTGAATTGATGTATTGTAAACACAAACACCCGCGGCTGTTTGAATCTTTAGAGAATGCAAAAACCGGGCTGCACAATTTGCAAAACTACATTCCGATGTATTGTCGCTTTTTTTCATTGTCGGAATCAAATCATGACGCCATCAATTTAAACCATCGGTATCATGTCACAGCAGTTGAATCCGGTGCGAATAAAAATACGGTGATGGGCATGCTTGATTCGGAAGATGAAACCATTGCAAAAATTCCGGTGTTCATAAAATATTCGCCGCTGCTGGATCCCATCAAATATTTGTCAGGAAAGTATGACATGAATGCAGCTGATTTGTTGGCGTTGCCCAAATACGACGAGAGCACTGCTGTGAATTCAGTCCATCAAAAAAAAATGCACGACGTCAATAATTCGTCATATGTGGATTCCTTTTTCACGTATTTGACCAGTAGGGTGATGCACACGCATGGGTTTGTGCACGGACTTGATTTTTATGGGTCGTTTTTGGCTAATCAGGATGAATTTACGGTGAATGCATATGATGATCTGGAGTATTTCAGCACGTGCGACTTTTTTTTAAAAAATCGCAACGAGCTGTTTCGGCTGGATGAAATCCCATCTGACTTTTTTGACTCGGCGGCGTCATTTAAAAATAACAAATCCAAACCCAATGTGCGGATTGGCGAGGAATTAAATGAAGTGCATTTGGATTCGGATGCATTGGACGCCGACGTGTGTGAATTTGACGGGTTGTTTGTGTCATCCACGTCCTCGGACCTCGTGACTGATGCGTTGGCATTGGAATTGGAAGAATGCGTTGTTGCAGAACCCGATCAAGAGCCCATTTGTGCGCGTTCCAGATCCAGCAGTCAATCCAGCAGTCAATCCAGCAGTCAATCCAGCAGTCAATCCAGTAGCGATTCATGTTCTTCGCGTTCATCCGACGACGACAGCAACAATAAGGCATCCGACGATGTACCCAAATTCAAAGACGGCACATGCAGCGAAGACACTGGCACTGATTCCGAATGCGACGACGACAATTTCGAATGCGATGATGAATGCGACGACGACGAAGTGCACAACGCCCACCTTTTCAATTTCCCAGTGCACGCCATCATGATGGAGAAGTGCGACAACACGCTGGACAGCCTCATGTGCGGCAAGAACGAGCTGACCGATCCTGAGTGGACCGCCACCATGTTGCAGGTCATCATGGCGCTCATTGCGTACCAGCACATGTTTGCATTTACGCACAATGACCTGCACACGAACAACATCATGTTCGTTAAAACCGACAAGAAGTTCCTGCACTATCATTACAATGAGGTGTATTACCGAGTTCCCACGCATGGCCGCATCATGAAAATCATTGATTTTGGACGCGCCGTATACAAATACCGTGGGCAAACGATGTGCAGCGACAGTTTTGACCGGGGCGGGGATGCCGCAACGCAGTACAATTGCGAACCCTACATGAACTCACGAAAGCCGCGTCTGGATCCCAACCCCAGCTTTGACCTGTGCCGCCTGGCGTGCTCGCTGTTTGACTATTTTGTGGAGGACATTCGGGACGAGGACGAATACGCCGCCACTCTGAAAGAGAGCCGGATCGCCAGCGTGGTCGCGGAGTGGCTGAAGGACGACAAGGGGCGCAATGTGTTGTATAAGAAGAACGGTGACGAGCGGTATCCCGAATTCAAACTGTATAAAATGATCGCGCGAACCGTGCACGGCGCAGTGCCGCACGAGCAACTTAAGCGACCCATGTTTGCGCACTACGCCATCCCGCGCAAACAAATCAAAGGCAAGCCGCACATCATGGACATTGATGCGCTGCCATGCTACCGGGGGGCGACAAGCGCCCACAGGAACGACCGCACCCCCAATGATGTGGACGTTCCTGTGGGGTTTTAAATTTAAAATAGTATGAATTTAAATATAATTACATATGCAAGCGTATAATTATATTAGCATAAATAACCCATGATAACAGTTCAAATTAACGGGGGTCTGGGCAACCAGCTGTTTCAGGTGTTTGCCACGCTGGCAGCAGCCCTGCGCAATGACGACACGTGTTATTTTCTGCACCTGCCGAGAGACGCCACCGGAAAACGGGCGACGTATTGGAAATCTCTTCTTTACAATTTGATACCGATGACGGTGATTCCCACTCCGGCTAATGTGCAGCGGTTCATGCAGCTGCCGGTGCACCAAGAGTTGGGGTTTAAATACAATAAGCTGCCCAGTCAAACGGCCATGAACTCCACACCCGTCAAACTGATGGGTTATTTTCAAAGCGACAAATATTTCACCGATGTGCGGGATCAAATCTATGCCAAAATCCAATTGAAAGAACAGCAACAAGGTGTTAAAACCATGTTTGCCGACAGCTCGTGGTTTTCGTCCGGAGCAATCACCATTGCGCTGCACTTTCGCATCGGGGATTATGCATACATCCAGGACAAACATCCCATTTTACCGCTGGAGTATTACCGACGGGCGTTGCAACACATCATGAGCAATGTGCCATCGTCTGACCTGTATAAACCAAATGATGTGACCACGAGTTTCAAATTCAACGTGCTCATTTTCAATCAGAACTGCGACAATGCCGTCGTGTTGGAGCACATGCACACATTAAAGGCTGACCCCGCATTTGCGAAACGGTGCCGATTCCATAAAGTGCCGGACATGTTTGAAGACTGGAAGCAGATGCTGCTGATGAGCGTGTGCGATCACAGCATCATTGCGAACAGCACGTTCAGCTGGTGGGGCGCGTATTTCAACCAGAATCCGGGCAAAATCGTGTGCTATCCGACCACGTGGTTTGGACCTGCATTGAAGCACGACACGCGCGATCTGTTTCCCATAGATTGGGTCAGGGTGGTGTCCAAAATTTAACGGATTATATTAATTCATTAATGTTGTAGGGCATTGCTGTAATTAGTGATATTATGCGACAATGCCACTGCAATTATGCCGTCATATGTCATATGTGCCAATATCTAATAATATATGACCACAAGACCAGATGAATTGCATTGTGTTATATAAATATTTATATAATATTGTAATATTGTAATATTATATCAATAATTCATGCAGTTCAACCAGTTCTTCATTAAACGGCACATCACGTCCTTTTCCATCCTGGTGTTTTTAGCGGCATTTGCGGTTACCCAATTCTTCAAACCCCGGTTCATGTACAATGAGGACGGCAGTTTGCGCCAGTTCGGCATCGGATTCCAGCGAAAAACGGTGGTTCCGGCATGGCTGGTTGCCATTATGCTCGCAATTCTCTCCTATTTGCTGGTTTTATACGCATCCACTCCGCTAATGGGTTGGTGAACCGTGTTCCACACTATTCCCCCCACCCTATTCCACACTATTCCGCGCTATTCCGCGCTATTCAGATGTTTTGTAAACGATTGCGGGTTTGGCGGATGGGGTGGGTGCGGGTTTTGCAGCGGCAGCATCATTCAATTCATCAATGTTTATGGCACACGGTGAGTTTTCTTGCGCAATGATGAAAGTGAGGTCTGCCATCAAATTCAATGTCAGCACATAAAACACAAATTTAGCAACGCTTTCCTTTGTCCGCACGTAGTCCACAAATGTGGATTTTGCATCCGGCACCGCTGATGCATTTACATATTTATCAGAGATCAATTCATCAAATTTTGCACTGGCATTCACTGATTCTGGTGCATTTGCGGATGTGGTGAGCATGCTAAACAGAGCCCAAGGATCCTCCCTCATGTAATCCAAGTATTTTTGAATTTTATCAGTGCCGGGGTCTTTGCGCAATATGCTGTCCATGAATGACACCAGCCCGTTCAGTTTAATGAACAGATAGCCGAACGTGTTTCCAAACGGTTGCAGCCATATGTACATGTATTCCAAGCACCAAAACAGGGGCACAAACAGCACCGCAAATGTTGCAAATGAAGACCATGCTGCCAATCCATAATTTGGAGTGTTGCACTGTTGCTGCAATGAAATGAATGTAAGGCTGAATTGTGTCAACCAAATGATGACTAAAAAAATGAATGCATATGCATATTTGGAAGCGGGGGTGGTGGCATCCGCACTGCTTTTTTTAATATAATCAACCCACAAATACACCAGTGTGATGATGCTATAAATTCCCAGATTTAACATTCCATTGTTGGATGATGAAGCAGCATCACTAGGTGGACTCGTGGGCGCTACAACCATGTCTTAGTTAATTTATTTTATATTGATCGGTTAGACTTTATTCACAGTATAAACATTGTGTATAAATTAATTTGAAATTTTAATGGCATAATATAAACATCAACATCTAAGCGATCTAATCAATTCAATGCCATCTTATTCCAGCAATAATGCAGCCCATGCAGCCGCCCCGTCCCTCATTGAGCCCGGTGTCAAATACTTTTTTGGCGGAGTGTTGAAGGAGTGCAACCGGTTGCGCGAAGAGTATCACAACACCGTGTTCAACGCTTGCATGCTGGGACTGTTCGCCCTGATTTTAGGGGCATTGCTGTATTATAAGCGCCGCAGCAAACCGACCCCGGAACAGCAGGTCGTGATTCGGCGAAAGCAGCAGGAATACATTCTCTCTAAATTGCGGATGGTGAATGCCGCAAATCACGCTGCATCGCGCGGCAACTTCATGACGGGGCTTCCTAAATGGGAAGTTCCCGAAGTGGAACTGATTAAAAATCGCAAAATATTTTTATGAATCATTTTTGCGCATTGGATTGCGCGCACGCGCCTGATATAAATAATATGCAACATATATAATACCCCTATAACCATCAAAATATGGAACCAATTAATGTAAATGCAACAAATGCACCCACTACCAATGTCAGCAAGCCCGACTACGTGGATGCGCTGAACGAGTATTATCGTTACAAGCATGATTATGATGAGAGATACGAGGAACACAGAAACGCCATCAAAGAATCCACGATGCTAACCATGCAACAAAAACGGGCCAAAATCATGCAGCTTAAGCGAAACCGCAAATGCGTGGCGTGCGGCCAAAGTGGCGGAACCCATTTCACGAATGAGGACGGCATGCTGCGCGCGCAGTGCGGCAACCGGTCGCAACCCTGTTCCCTCCGCATTGAGATCGTGAAAGGGAAATTCATGAGTTTAGAGGAGTTGGCAAATGCGTCGCTGCACAACGCCGACGTGCTGAAGGATCACATTATCAAAACCAAACTGGATTTGCTGTTTAATTACACCACCGAAGAGGAAGCGCTGCGCAAGTTTGAAACGGATCGTGCGGCTTTAGACCAGGCGCTGGACCTGTACGGCGGGTTTCGGCAAAAGTATTTAGACGTGGTGCGTAATCCAGAACGCCGCGAAGAAGCGGAGGCGCTCACTGCCGAGTTTTATGCGGCTGTCCAGGAATTTAAGGAGATGGTAAAAATGGGTGCAGATTCAAACACGGCTTCTTTTATCAGAGACGCGGTGGCGCATTACATTGGAAAGATTGAGCCGCTAAATAATAAACTAATGGAAACAAAATACGTGTATTCTGCCATGGAACACGATCATGGGTTAGGGAATGACATGTTCCGTTTAGTGCAGAAACCTTACACACTGGAGCAGCTGGAGTTTGAGATTGACGTGCCGAGCATCACGGTGGAGGCGCGAAACCGACAACTGCGCGAACGGCTGGCGCGCAAGCGCAAAGATCATCTCGCCACTTACATTTTTAACTGGACCAAGGACCAGGAGAGAATCACGGGCGACGTGTATGAAGTGGCGAACCTGGATGATCCCGAAACCGGCAAGGACGAGCTCATTGAATTCATTGTGGATAATGGCGTGCCCACCACCAAATACGGAAAAAAGGACAGAGAGAAGACCAGACCCAAGATGGATAAATCCAAGTGAAAAATATAATATGTGATTATTCTATCGCGTCATCATGTCTGTTCTGAACCACATTTCATGGCCGGCATTCATCCTCAGTTTCGCAATTGGGGTGTTTTACATCTACATTTCTCTCCCCAAACAGCGGGTCGTCGTCGTTTATCCCACGCAGGATAACGAATCCTATTTCAACTATAGGGATAAGGCGCACAATTGTTTCCGGTTTGAACAAGAGATGAAGCCCTGCCCCGCCGATGATGACAATCTTAAAACTATTCCCATGCAAACCTAACATTGTTCTGCGCGACTACGTTTGAACTCCTGTGTTTTTTGTATGAGTGATAAATATACATTAACTATGAAAATTTATTATGGCATTGCGAATGATAACATTGATGTCACAAATGTTTGCCTTCAAAGATTAACATGCAATGATGCAATTGAAATTCCTTCAGGAGATGCAACCAGATCAGTTTATTTCACCGATCCTTTGGACGGCGTTCATAAATTCATAATCATTGTAACTGACGATGACAATGTCACTGCATATGATGAATTCACAAATATAAAAATAAACTTAGTGGATAACACAATAACTACTACGAACGAACATTACATCAGCATTGACATCAATGACAGATTGTCAACCATTCATTCTAAATTGCAAATGAAGCATCATCAGTGTCATGTTTCACGCGCAAAAACTCAACTTCAGTATGGTGGTTTAAATGAAGAAATGCCAGAACAAAAAATGTCGATTAGATATTTAACTGGAAATGAAAAAGTATTAGAAATAGGCGGAAATTTAGGAAGAAACTCAATGGTGATTGCATCTATTTTGAAAAATGATGCAAATTTAGTGACGTTGGAATGCGACCCAGAAATAGCAAACCAACTGACAGAAAATAGAGATTTGAATAATTTGAAATTTCACATAGAATCTTCTGCGTTGTCAAATAGAAAATTAATTCAACTGGAGTGGGACACCATGCCAAGCGAATCTTTAATAGAAGGATACAAATGGGTTAACACCATCACATTGGAAAATTTAAAAACCAAATATGACATTGAATTTGATACATTGGTGTTGGATTGTGAAGGTGCTTTTTATTACATTTTAATGGATATGCCTGATATATTAAATAACATAAATTTAATCATAATGGAAAATGATTATTATGAACTTTCGCATAAAACATATATTGATGATGTGTTGATAAAAAACAATTTCATTAGAGTCTATGTTGAAGGTGGAGGGTGGGGTCCATGCATCCATAATTTTTTTGAAGTGTGGAAAAAATTCTCAGACACAATCTGAAATTGGCGATACAAAATGAATATTGCAATTAGCATTGAAACAGTTAATAAAATAAAAGCATGTGTTTTTATTTTGTCGTTTTATTAGTTAGTGCATTAGGTTTTTAGTGCATTTGGTTTTTAGTGCATTTGGTTTTTAGTGCATTTGGTTTTTAGTGCATTTGGTTTTTAGTGCATTTGGTTTTTAGTGCATTTGGTTTTTAGTGCCTTAAACAATGGCGGCAACAACAGCAGCGGCAGCGGCAGACTTTGCGGCAGTGGCAAAATGAGGGGACATGTAGCGCTGCAGGTTGAAGTAAGTGAGCTCCTCGCCCTTCTTCAACTTAAGCAGGGACTTCAGCTTGGAATCAGGGTTGATGCGACGACCGTTCTCCTTGTCCTGCAGGTTGTTGTTGCGGATGTAGGCATTGATCTCGCGAGTGACCTCGGTCCTGGCCATCTCGGAACCGTCGCTCTTGCCGAGAAACTCGGACAGCTCCTTGGAAATGAGGGTGGGCTTTACAAAGCCGGAGGGCGCGCGGTTGCCGACCTTGCGACGCTTCTTGGCGCTGGCCTTCTGAGCGGTGCGAATCTCCTTCACGGCATGGCGCTCAAGGGCGCGGAGCTCAGAACGGAGGGTGGCAGCAAAAGCAACCACCTGCTGCAACTTGGAAGAAATGGAAGCAAACTGAGAAGCAATGACGGACTCAGTGGAGGGAGCAACAACTTCGGTGGAAGCGTCAACGGAAGCAGGGGCATCACTGGAGGGGGCGGCGACAACGGGAGCAGGAGTGGCAGACGCCTTGAGAGCCTTGGGCTCCTTGGGAGCCTTCGCGACCTTGACAGGTGCAGCGACAGGGGCGGGAGAAGCCGAGGCAGGAGCAGGAGCGCCAAGGATGAGCGCAGGAGGAAGGGGAGTAGGTGCCGAAGCGGAGGTCTTTGTCGTCTTAGCCATTGTGTTGGTTGGTTATACCCTCTATAGAGATGTCTTTTTAAGCTTTTTTACGAATAATATCTTTATCAGAGCATTTCAATGCACTAAAATGTGAAATGCGCTAAATGTTTTGCAAATGTTGCAAATGTTGCAAATGTTGCAAATGTTGCAAATGTTGCAAATGTTGCAAAACATTAATTGGGAGCCACATACATGACCGATTCATACAACCACGGCATGGCATTTCGTGCGGATTGGCTCACTAAAGTAAGAGCCGACAACACATAATAAGCACCCAACCCCCGGCTGTCCCGAACGTTGCCCGACGTCACCAGCGTGTTCATGATTTGAATTCCCGCGTGCTTAATGGCTTCAGGGTGCGAGTAACTGTCCATCCTCAAATCCACGTAACGAAACGGGTCACCATTCGGCGGACAAATCTCTTGTTTCACGTGTGTCATGATCTGCGCCCGGTAGTTCCAAATGTCGGCCAGCTCGCGCATGAATCGCATGATTTGTGTGCCATTCAGCTCTCCAAACCACGCTGAATCAGCGTAGTGCCCGTGCGAGTTGATTTGTTGAAACACCAAAAACAACAACTGGTCATCTTGTTGCTGCACGGACTGCACGGGTTCGGGCTCCGTCTCAATAGTGCATTTGACACCAAGAATGCGGGTCAAACAAATCTTTCGGAGCATTTGGCTGCGAATGGTAAAAGGAAGCGGCATGCGATTGTAGGGGTTAGAAAGGGGCACATCATGCTTAACGTTTCCATTCTTTAATTCAGACATGTAATATGTGTTCAGCGACACCATGTCAAACCCGTACACAACCCCACTATCATCCTTGACACTTATGAATTGATTGCGCGGAATGTCGCTCACTGATTCCATGCTGTAAAAATCGGTGTCATTCACGCACAGCGAACGATCATGATATGCTGGTCCGCTTATGCGCGCGTGCATTCTGCAGAAACTTCTACGAACCAGGCGTTGAATGCGCGATATAAAATGCGACTGAATCAAATGAGTGTGTATCCGTGACTTTAGTTCTTGCTTGGTCCCGCCGCATTTGATGCCGTGATGCTTGCACATTTCCTTAAGTTCTTGTACCTTGTATTCGTGCTGCATGAAAACATTATGATCCGCATATGCGGGAATCCGCATGGTCTCTGCATCGGTTTCTTTCTTTTTGCAAATCCGTTTTTTGGCTTTTGTGTTCATATTCAATTTGATGATGTCATGATCATCAATGATTTCATTGTAATGATTTAGATAGTTGTACATCACCCCATTGATGTTCTCGTTGTTGATGTAAGGGTTGACTGTGACATTGATATTGTTGGAAATGATGTCATACTGTGATGGTTGCTGTGGCTGTGGCTGCGGCTGTGGCTGCATGTAATGGATGAATTTAAATGCAAATTATCCTGTGATGAAGATTGTGTATTTTATTATACTATGTATATTTTTTTATATCTTTTCATCAATGATTGAACATTGAACCACATTAAGAAACCCATAAATATATCACCAAACAACTTAAACTTTTTTTATTATTACAATACATAACCCATTCCGCCTAAAATGAAGCTTGTTCCGTGTCTGCTGCTATTGTGCACGCTGTCCATGACAGCCGGCATTCCACTTGCATCTGATCCTCAAACTAATCACACTCACACTCATGAAAATCATCATCGGCATTATGCCAATGCTGAACACAGTTCACACAGTTCCACCGCTGAACACAGTTCCAATGCTGTTAATTATGCCATTCCAGAACATAATGAAGGACGTAATTTGTTGGTGTCAATGTTTCTTATGCCTAAGAAATCTCCGCAAAAGGCTGTGATCGCTACTCCAAAAATTGCAATCATGGTTGCCGCACCAAAGATTGTTAAGCCTGCACTCCCAGTGGTTTCTGTTCCTATTGCGGTTAAGGCTGCTGTCAAAGTTGTTGCTCCTACTCCCAAGGCCACTCCTGCACCTACTCCCAAGGCCACTCCTAAGGCCACTCCTGCACCTACTCCCAAGGCCACTCCTAAGGCCACTCCTGCACCTACTCCCAAGGCCACTCCTAAGGCCGCTCCTGCACCTACTCCTAAGGCCACTCCTAAGGCCACTCCTGCACCTACTCCCAAGGCCACTCCCAAACCTGCACCAGCTCCTGCTCCTAAATTTGAAATCAAGGTTTCTGCCGTTGCACCAACCCCTGCTTTAGACTCTTTCCCCATTTTTATGACATGTGACAATGAATTTGATTTGTACATTGGTGGAAAAAAGATTGGCAAAGGAAGCAGTTGGACAACGACTTACAATTTCTCTCCAATTGTAAAAGCAGAAGATGTAATTGCAATTGATGGGGTTGATCAAGGTGGCCCTGCCGCATTCATTGGTGTGTTCAATGGAAAGGTGACCAAACCAGCTGACTGGAAATGCACAACCAGCAAATTCTCCAACTGGAATGAAAACTCATTTGATGACTCTGCATGGCCGAGAGCTGTTAGTTTTAGCAGAAACCAGGATAACAACATTTGGAGATCGGTCGGCGGTGGTTCTCGCCCAAACATTCCAGGTGATGCTGAGTGGTTGTGGACAAGTGACAATAACAATCACAACCGAGTTTTTTGCAGATACACCCCCATGAAGGTTACTGTTCCCGTTGTTGCTCCGGTTGCTGCGCCTACCAAGGTTGTGGTTGCACCTGTT